TTGCTTTGAGGCCGCCCGGTAAATTGCTGAGTGTCCCCGCGTCGACAAGTTGGCGAATAATAGTAGTAGCGCTACGAGCGTAGCCTCCAATAAGATGTATAAGCCCATATCCATAAAATCCAAATCCCGGTACATATTGATAATGAACGAAGTGATTACGTTTCAATTTCAAAATATCATCTTTGTACCAGTTGCGACGAATCGCTAGCACCTTAGTGGTGCTTTTTTCAAGGGTAATGATGTAAGGTAGTGCAATTCCTGCCTCATCTTCGAATCCAGGTAGGTCATAATCTACACAAATTTCTAAAATACGAAAACGATTATCAGTAGTAGCGGAAAAACCTTGTTCTTCAGCTTTACGTTTCTCAATGTCATCCATTACATTTGTTGGTTCACCTAACTCTATATCGCGCCAAAATTCAGCTGCCTGGAGTTTCTTAACGTCGTTCTTGGTTTTGCGCATCTGATGTGTAATGCGTTCAGCGTTCTCTAAGTTAGAAGCACCATAAGGAACAATTAAATCTTCAGCCGGAATAAAAATTGCAACTTGTCGGCCAAGGCTTGGGTCAAAGTAAACTTTCTTAAATGCTGAACCAGCCAACGGGAGGTTCCATAGAAGTTTTTCTTGTTCGGGACGATATTCACTCATCTGCTCCGTTAAACGATAATTCATATCCTCTTGAACACGAGCCGCCGCTTCTCTTTTGTTTTGAGTCTCTTTGCCAATAATTTTAGTCTTGACCGGCCCCATGGCTGGGAAGGTCTCCATGATTGCTTCTGATTGAAATTTGACAACCGCCTCAGCCAACATAGGGTGGTAAACGCCACATGCGCCCGCCCAGGGTTCTGTTGTTTCCTCATACTTAAGCCCTAGCAATTTCAAACCATCTACATAGGTATCAGACCAATCTTTACGTGCGGCAACGTCTGCATCAATTAAACCAATTAAGTCACTAGCAATAGTTTGTAATGTACCTTCATCAATTTCTTCTGCTAAGTTATCGTCAAAAGAATCGTCTTCTTCGTCTTCAGGTTTAATATCAATAAGAGTTTCCCCGCCTAGCCCAATCTTTACTTCTTCTGGGTCAACAATCTCAATTTCCAATGGTGGCTCTTGTGTAGCCGTAATTCCTTGGGGTGCTTGATATAAACCTTTGTCCATTGCCATAATTAGTTCCTATTTAAATTCTATAAAATCCAGCTTGTCGCTTGGATTTAAAATATTTAACTGGGTCCGGCTCATCCGAATCCAATCTCAAAAATCCGCCTCTTCTAAACCGCATAATGGCTTGGGTCATTGAGTCAACTAAGTCATCATGTTCGCCTGATGGAAAACTAGCTACTTCTTCTACCAATTCTTCCGCCCATCTCGTACATGGTACCCATACTAAGCCAGATGCAAATATATCCGCAACACTATTTAATCTTGCGATTTTATCACTTCCTTTACCAGGAGTATATTCCTGAACGGGTATCCCCATGGCTCTTAATTCAAATAAAAGTGGACTACCTGATGCTTTTGCCTCAACAATGAGCGCATCTGGTTGCCATTCTTGCCATTCTTCGTATGCTTTTTGTTTTAATTCCGGAAACTCCATACGTTTTTTAATGGCATTTAATAAAATAATGTTTGCTTGTGGGCGCCCTGTGTCGTCATCTTTATAAAACACCCCCCATGTTGTACATGCAGAATAGTCTGACCTTTCTGTCTTTAAAAACGCCGTATCCCACGACTGAATAATAAAATCGCAAAAAGGGGCAGTTTCTTTTTCCCATTCTTTCCACCATTCACGCTTAATAATGGCTGAAACTTCAGAAGTTGGCGCTTGTTGGTACTGCGCTTGCCATTTTGAGACAGGAAGTTCGTTTCTTAGGGCTTCTAGTTGTTCCATTGGCCAAAATTCGGGCCAAAGAGGGTTTCCGGAGGGCAAAATTGCTGGAAATTCAATTACTTTCCACTCTTCTCCGCCTCTTTCCATTGCAGATTTAAGTACTTGACCTGTTAAGTCCTTCTTGGACCATCTTGTCATGACGACGACAATAGCTCCCCCTGGCTGTAGACGCTGTCTTGGCCCAGATGTGTACCATTCATACGTTTTATCATACACATCAGAGTTAGTTTCGGCTAGTGTTGCTTCTTGCTCTGAATGAGGGTCATCAATAATGAGCAAATCCGCGCCCTTACCAGTAACAGCACCCCCCACACCAATAGCAAAGTAGTCTCCACCGGCGTTAGTGGCCCACCGCCCAGCAGCTTTAGAGTCCGCCTGTAGCCCAACACCTGGAAATATCGCCTTATACGACTCGGAATCAACCAAGTTACGTACTTTACGTCCGAAGCCAACAGCCAACTCTGCCGTATGAGACGTCTGAATAACTTTTTTGCCCGGAAATTTACCCAGGAACCAAGCGGGGAGTAAGTAAGAGGCGAACTCGGACTTCGTGTGACGTGGAGGCATGTTAATAATAAGTCTTTTACATGTACCGTTAGCCACTTCTTCAAACGCCGCAGCCATACGAGCGTGGTGCCGACCAGCGATGAACGCCGGCCATACTTTATTGACGAACGCAATGAACTTCTCCTGTGCTAATTCTTTGTTTTTTAACTCCCCAAGTGTCTCAAGCTCTACCAACAACTGGCGCTGCTCCGCCTCAGTCAACTGACTAAGTATCTTGGGTATATCTTTAAGCGAGATGTTTTTAAGAATCTCTTGGGCTGGTTTCATTTTTCTTTAAGCTACCGTCTATATCTTCATCAGCCAACACAGCCTGCTCAACTTCTTCAAATGTGGCTTCCTCAGTAGCGGCTAGTTCCGCATCTAAGTCATCCATTAGTGGGGTCATATCAATTACTTCCGCGTTTAGTAAGCGCTTAACTCGTTCTTTAATTGCTGCTTCTAGGTCGGCTGAAGACTTGTGATTTATTGTTATCTCGGAACGTTCCGTGAACAGTGCTATGTCAGAGTGCTTACCTAATAACTCGATAGCCTTTAATTCAAACTTTGGGTCGCCGCAGTTAGCGAGTGCTAACAACTTGGCTGTAAGAGCTGAGCGTACCTCATTAACATCGGTAGCTACTTGGTTTGCATATTGTTTAATAAAGTCGCGAGCGGCATATGCAGCGGTACTCACGCTTTGCATAGCTTTCTTGTTCTGGGTTTTAAGGGCGTTCTCGACCAAGTTCTTTTCTGCACGGGCAGTTTCAGGGTCGATGTCTGGTCCAGCCCCTAGCTCTTCTAGGAGGTCTAGTGTGTTTGCAGTCACAGTTAACTCGTCTGTGAAAGTCTTTGTTTGCGCATCTTGCGCGATGTACGGGACTGGGTGGTCCTTTGTGGGTTCTACGTTAATCATTTGCAACCTGTTATAAGGCGATGGGCGTAGTGTACTCCATTTTCTCTGCGTAGTGCAACTTCCTATGGCAGTTGGCGCACAGGACTATACACTTTTTAATTTCTTTATATGCCTTAGTGAACATCTTATTACTAATTAAGTCACTAACCGAGTACTCTTTATCCTTTGGGTCAACATGGTGAAAGTCCATACAGGCTACATGATTCTCAGAACAACGGGCGCAGTGGAGGCTAGACTTGTACAAGTCCCACTTTTCTTTACCAGTCTTTGATGTGCGTTTTGTTGTTGCTTTTACTTGTTCTACGTTCTTTTCATAGTGCTTGCGGCTGTAACCTTTACCTTTTTCCTTCTTTACCTTCGGGTCTTTGTACGGCATACGGCTCCTTAGAAACAATGCTCCAGTATCAAATTCTTGGTTTTAGTTGGGATGTGCTCATAGTCCCGGTCAAAGTCTGTGGGCATCTTAGTCCACACTTGGGGTAAGTTAAATGGCGATTTACCCTTAGGGTACCAACGCCTTGTATGGGGTATGACGTGGTATAAGTACACGTAAGCATTAGCTTTTTGTATGTACTCTTTGGTGTTGATGGGTAAATAGAACTGGTCAATCTTCTTGGCTGAGCGTATCTCGCAGTCTAGCTCAAGACGCATCGCATGTAACATTGCCTCTCTAAGCTTGCGGGGTTTTACTTCTTGCACGCCATTTAACCAATCCCAGAATATGTTGAGCGGGTCTAGTTTTTCTCCATCTATCTCAACTTTTTTATTCCACAGGGGGGATTTTTCTACGTACTGGTCTCTATGGCAAGACTCATGGACCATTATATGCACCCAGTCTGGGGCTAGGCCAGATACAACGAGGGTTTCTTGTTCACTGCAAAAGTATCCATGTACCCGAATACCATCCATTATTACGTGCTTTTTATTGAGTAACTGGACGGATACGTCTGATGCGTTTGATACCGCAATTTCAAAGTTAACCCACTCCCGAACGTCAGGTGGCAGCTTGCTTAAGTCAACTTGAATTGTGTTCATGAAGCTCCAATATGTCGAGGTTGCTCGACTTCAGCCAGCGGTTCAGGGAGTAGATTAGCTTCTAGTGTAACAGGGTTCTTTACGCTATATATTACACATTTGAGTCGGGGGCAAGAATTTAATAGCTGCTACACGCTAAGTGGAAAGCCGAAAAAACCTTAGCTTGCTATATCCTTCTGTGTCGGCTTAACTGCCCCTTATTATTTTACTTAGTTTTTACAAATTGTTTAAGGCTTGAGACTATTGCACTGACCCAAAAGTCGTTGACTTGCTTAAAGTGCTCAGCTAATTGTTCTACTTTCTTGTACTGCTCTTCAAATGAAAACATAGGGTTTCTCCTAATAGGTTGTTTCCCATACTGTACATTTCTGGGATTTTGTATAGTATACGCTACATTTTGTTGCAGTGCAATATAGTTTTGGTATGTATAGTATTTGCAGTTTTGTAGACATAACCTGGCGCTATGTGCATTTTTGTTGACATTTTATACATGTTGTTGGGTTTATGCGCACTTTTGTTGACATCGTAATGACTCATAAAACAATCCTTAACCTACTTAATGCAACATATCTGTTGCATTCTTTACAATCCCAAAACTTTTCTTTACAAAATGCCCCGTTCGGGAATATTTTTGTATATTTGCACACATTTTAAGCAGAATTGCCCGTTCGGGAAACTTTTTTATTTTTCCCTGTAGATTTAATTTTTTTGTTTTTACAGGGAAATTTACTTTGTTATGCCGGTCGATGTCACATGTTTGCACGGGTTTCTTCTTTGTAATCATAGAGTTACAGCAATATTTTTTTAAAGTGGTTTTGTATTTTTTGCAAAATATATCTATGGGGTAGGATTCCGTTTGTTTAATGCCGGGGGGTGTTTCTATACACACGATGTGTATAACGTAATGCAAAATGAACAAGGGGGGAGGGGGTCTAACTAATTCTCAAGTACCAGTATCGGTTGCGCAAATCTTAGAGTAGATGGGGATTGGGACTCCTTGTTTTAGATTTTGGGGTGTGGGGGTGCGTGAACTACCCTAACAATGTTAGGTTTTAAATCCGACTTTTAGTTTCCTACAAACTTGTATTTTGTACCCCAATTTGGTAAATTAGAATCATGCAGTAAGGGATTAGTTAGGTGTCCCGTTCAACCCTAACAATGTTATATAAGGTGATTACATCATGAATATCAATCTAGTTGAGTTGCGTCAGAATGTAGCAGAAGCAACAGGGCGTCAGTATGGTGCGGTAAAAGAGTACGCTAAGGGTTTGAATCAATCGTTTGATTTTGCTTGGTTCGAAGTTGAGGCACAAGACCAATCGGCAGAGGGTAAGGCAGTTAAGGCAGAGAAGTCAGAGTTTTACAAGCCAATGAAGTTAGCTGGTCATTCTAACCCTTCAACAGTATGGGCAAGAGTTCGGGCAGATGGTTTGGCAGATGCTAAAGCCAATGAGTTGTTCGGTTATGTTGCAGATGTCGAAACCGAAGATAGCGAAACAGAAACAGAGGGTAGCGGTGCTAGTCATGCTCGTAGCCCAATGCTACGCAACATTGAGGAATTGACTAAGTTGTATAAGTTCAATAAATCTCAGACAGGTTTAGACCCTAAGATTATTAAGGCACAGCAGAAAATTTCTGAGGCTTTGATTGAGTTGGGAATCAACCTAACAATGTTAGCTAAGTAAATCACAGGGGGGAGAAATCCCCCTTACTTTTTCAAACCCCTTCGGGGGTTTTTTCCTTTTGGACTTTTGGTTTCTTTTGTTATTTTTTATTTTTATGATAGTTCTTATGATAGTTCCGAAAGGAAGAACGGCAGGGTCGATAGCTTTTGACGCAAGGATTGCATTGTTATTAAGGGAATTCCCTTTGTTATCTTTTTAACCCCTATTGTTATTGCGTTAGCTAACAATACAAACCCTTACTGGGCATGGCTTACAGGGTGGAGTTTGTGGTCAATCCTCACAATGTTAGGTATTTTCAAATATTGTATGTCCGTTTTTGAAACTGCAAAAGAAAAAGAACCCTCTACGAAGTGCAGAAATTATTTTAGAGGCTATATATATAATTTTTTAAAAACATTAACATTACATACACAACTATAACTTTCACCACGAAAGCCTTACCCATCATGCCTCTTTAATGTTATACTTCTCATTAACAAATCTTCACAAAGCATCACAAAGTAACATATAAACCATAACATTAAGGAAAAGCACCATGAAGCACTTAGCTAACCACCCAACACCTGATGACCCAAACAAGTTCTACACACCTAAGCAATACCTACAAAAGTATTTCTATTACAAAGATGGGCAACTCATCAAGCACTCAACAGATAAACCAGTAGGCACAGTAAACACACAAGGCTACTTGCAAGTCATGTTTGAACGCAAGCTATACACAGTTCACAAACTAATCTACATCCTTCTACGCAACCGAGTGCCAGCACTAATCACCCATGCAGATGGAAACAAACTTAACAATAGGATAGAGAACCTAATCCCTAAAGAGCAACGCAAGAAACCACTCAAGTATGGCAAACAAGAACCCAAAGTCCCCAAGTTTGCACGAGCCAAACCTAGCAACATAATCCATCCATATAGTTAGCAACCCCTAACATTTAGTCCTCCCATCACCTACCGCACAATCGTTTCCCTTTGGTCACCGCTCGGCTAAAGCCCTTGTATTTCGTACCACATTATGTTATACTAGTTATATTAGATAGAGCAATACATATTCAATCCAACCAAGCAAACGAAAGGGAACATAACAATGTTAGATAAGACGAAAGGCGGATTTGTGGATAAGTTCTTTGATTTCTTGCTAGTGCTACTCCTACTAGCTTTTATAGCTAACCTAATACATGGTGCGATATGACAGGCGACATACTAAAGATTAAGGGCATTACTTACGAGATATGGGAAGAAGGCTATTCAACCACTATATTGCGTAGTTTAGATTCTCGTCACTATTTTGTAACACTACATAATACTAGCCCCTACTTACATAAAGCATATGCAAAGACTACAGAGGGGCAACCATGTCAGACGACTATTTAGTTATGGCTCGGGTTATGGAGAGAGAACTCGAGAAGTGGAAGAAAGAGCAAAAGACATTTAATAGCTGGACAGGCATAGAGCAGTTGTATGCAGAAGCCGCTTATCAAGATGGTTTTATGGCTGGTTTCTTGTTGAAGTTTACAAAGGCAGATGAGAGGGGCTAACAATGTTATATGGGTTCGAATGTGAATGTGGTGACGAAGTAGATGCAAGGCGTATCGCAATAGGGTATCAGACTTGTTTGCGGTGCGGTGATGTAGAAGCTAAGCAGAGGAAGTTTTTAATAGCAAACTTTAATAAACAGGGGTATCAGTTGTTTAGCAACCCTGATGACTTACGATTTACTAACCCAAAGAGGACTACATAATGAAAGCATATGAAAAAATTGTAATGACACCTGACGAACTAGATGATGGCTCGGTGGTGATTAACTTTGATGTAGTAGATGACTACAACATACCTACTAGACAAGGTGGATATGTAATATCTAGGAAAGACGAAGTAGATAACTGTTTTTATGTGGTTGTTTGTAATGAACAGGGTGATGTGCTTTCCGAAACCCAAGTGCCATTTACTTTTGTTGGGGGTGAAGATGAAGGTGATTAAGGTATTCATAAATCGTGAAACCGAACCACGATTCTTTGAGTATCGCAGAGTAGGTGAGAAAGGCTTGGAATTGTTTGAGGGTTGGTTATTGGTTGCTTACCCCCTAGATAAACCCGAGTCCAAGCGTAGTGCTAAGTGGCTAGACCCTAGCCGTTGTCGAGTTGATTGGATAAAGGAGTTTGTATGAAACAAATTAGCCTAGTAGATGTAGCACGAGAGATTGAACAAGACCCTTTGCAAAAAGCCTTTGTGCTGACGGCATTGGAATCATATTGCCGTAGCGTTATTACAGACACAAGCGATTGGGGTAATTCCCTAGTCAATAAGGATGCTTGGGTAGCCATAGCAAGAGAAAACCTAACATTGTTAGGGTATGACGAAAACGGAAACAGGGTGGAATGATATGGGCTATCGAAGTGATGTGGGCGGAGTTATTAGTGTGAATACTTGGGGTTATGAGCCTGAGACCCGAGAGGAACGAGACCTGACCATAACGAAATACAAAGAGATGATTGGGCTTATCAAGCTATCCAAGTTCTATGAAGTCATGAACTCAACCGAGACAGACCGAACTTGTATTGGGTGGAAGGATGGTTCGTTCTATTTCCATGCACAGAATTGGAAATGGTATCCCGACTATGATGTGGTGAGTGCGTGGGATGAGTTGTGGGTGCAGATGCAACAGGTAGAGGGTATATCAGGCTACTTTTGCAGAGTGGGCGAGGAGTTAGGTGACATAGTGCAAGAGGAATTTGGGGATGAACCCGACTATGATGCGTTCCACCCATACACAGGGATGAGTTGCGAGGTGGCAGACGAGACCTTTGGTGGTGGTGATATTGATGCAGAAACACAAGCAGTTAAACCTAACAATGTTATAGAGGGAGAAACAATATGTACGGACAGCAACGCAATACAGGCATAGTGCTACTACGCACTTACGAGGAAGCATTAAGTCATCTGGAGAATACGAAACCTATTCGTGGCAAAGGTTCTAATGCTGGAAAGATTGCACTTGGATATAGACATAGAACCGCAGAGTTTTATATCGAGATGAACGCAGACAAGTCGATTGATTGTATGTGCTACCGCACGCCAGTCGTTAGCTTTAAGCCTGACGGCAATATCGTGGTACAAAGTGGTGGGTGGGCTAGCATCACTACTTGTATGTTCATTGAGGAAGTATTGGGTATCTCATCTAAGGTTAGGGATTGTTCAATAGTCGTTAGCTTTAATGGCGGAGAGTTCAAAGTTGATAACGAACTATGCTTAAAGCGTGTAGATGGTCGGCTGACCGCATTAAATCAAAAGCCAACCTATGTGCATAGAGTGAACCGCAAGCAAGCTAACATTGTTAGGAAGGAATACGCAGAGTTTAATTCTTACCTTAAAGGCTTTCTGAAGTTGCGTGAGGGTGGAATCATTCTTGATACCGAGTATATCAATTTGTTTGGGGCAGACAATAAAAGAGGGGGTCATACAGTTAAAGCAGAGATGCCTGTGGATGTAGCACTACGAGATGAAGCACAAGTTCAGAAGTTAATTGACCTCATGCAATCCAAAGACCCACAGAAAATGTATGAAGCCAGCTTGCGTATCATTAAGCAGTTCGGACATAGAAGTTATTGGCAGAATATGGGGTTTAGTATGCAACCTGCCAGTATAAAAAGGGCTATGGATAACCTGATATTCGCAAAACACAAGGATGTAATCTTTGATAAGGAAGAAGTGCCAGTAGGAACTATTAAGAAAGATTCTTGGTCACATTTGTTTAATTAAGGGGGGTATAAAAATCTTTAGTTATGGTAAGACTGAATCATTTGTATTTCGCACCACAGAATGTTATAATGGTATATAAAAATAAAAAAGTAGTAGAGCGTAGTAAAAACCAACCGCCTAACATTGTTAGGCACACACAAAAGGAAAAGTAGAAATGGCTGAATTAAATTTTGGTAAGACCCTTACACTCGCACAAGCATCTGAGTTATTGCTAGCGACCCCCGAGAATCGTTACTTATTACAAGGCGAGCCGGGAATTGGTAAATCTTCTTTACTCAAGACCTTAGGTCAAGCCTTACCCTCGCATGAGATTGCTTACATTGATGTACCAAACATGGACTTAGGTGATATTGCTATGCCAGTCGTAGACCATGAGAGCAAGACTACCGCCTACTACCCTAACCGCAGATTCAAAATGCACACGGGTAGACCCGTAGTAATTATGCTTGATGAGTTTACGAAGGGTGCAGACCCAGTTAAGAATATGTTGCACCCCCTACTAGAGAAGGCAAACCCTCGCTTGGGTGATGTGGAAGTTCACCCCGAATCTATTATCTTTATGACTGGTAATCTAGGTAGTGATGGGGTAGGCGATACATTGAAAGCCCATACTCGCAATCGAGTTGTGCCTGTGACTGTGCGTAAGCCTGATGCAGATGAGTGGTTATCTTGGGCTATTAACAATGGTATTGCACCTGAGGTATGTGCATGGGTTCGTCAGTTCCCTCATGCTATGGCTAGCTATACCGAAGAAGGACAAGCAGAGAATCAATACATCTATAACCCTAAGAAAGTTCAGATGGCGTTTGTATCTCCTCGTTCCCTCGAGACTGTATCTAACATTGTTAGTAAGCGTCATAGATTAGATGCCGATACGCTAATAGCTAGTATGTCAGGTGCAGTAGGTGAATCAGCAAGTCGGGATATGCAAGCATACATTGAATATGCAGACCAGTTGCCTACATGGGATAACACTATTGCTAATCCGAAGTCAGCGTTAGTTCCTGAAAGTGCTGGTGCTTGTGCGATTGTAGTATTCGGTGCGATTGCGAAGATTGATAAGAATACTATTGATACATTCATGACATATCTTGAACGATTTGAAAGTGAATGGCAAGCGTGTTTTGCTATCAATGTAGCTAAGTCTCCAAGCAAACAAGCGATTGCATTTAGTAGCCGTAAGTTTACTGAGTGGGTTGCTAAGAACGAAGATTTGCTATGAAAAAAGAAAAGACTGAACCTAAAAAGCGTAAGGTAGTACAGAGGGATACCATAAGCCGTCAGCGTGTAGAGCAGATACAAAAAAGTGGTATCGGTGAGATGCGTAAGCGGTTGTATGAGATGGGTATATTCGGAATGAAAGATATTTTATAGGGGGTCATATGGAAAAAGAAGATGAATCGTGTGTACTTAATTGGGAGGTGTTTGTAGTTGACCATAGCGATGAACTATGGGGTGTGGGTAGGTCTGTAACTAATAGTGATGGTAAGTTTCAGTATCAGAAATACCATAGGACATTTAACAGCGAATTAAAAGCTAAGCAAGTAGCAAACGAACTTAATAAGGAAAGCTAACAATGTTAGATAAAACTAAAGAAGTAGCAGATGAGTTTACGAAAGTAGATATGAGTAAAGAAGAACGCAGACTTAAGAAGGTCAAGATTTCATTAATGCGTAATTCTAGGTTTGCATTATGGTCAGGCATCCTCATGGTCGGCAAGACTTATGTGCGTGATGATATAGATACGGCTTGCACCAATGGTCGTGATGAGATTTATGGTAGTAGCTTTATCAAGTCGTTAGATGATAAAGAGTTAGCCTTTGTTGTATTACATGAGGCACTACATAAAGCATATCGTCATCTATTTACATGGCGTAAGTTGGCAGAAGAAGATAAAGAATTAACTAATGCCGCTTGTGACTATGTAATTAACTTACAGCTAGTAGAGTTAGACCCAAACCAAGAAGTGATTGCTATGCCTATGAAAGAGGGCAAGGTAGTTGGCTTAGTAGATAAGCGATTTAAAGGTATGAACACCAAGCAAGTATTCGATATTCTAAAAGAAGAAGGTTTTGGTGGTGGCGGTGGCGGTGGTAAAGGGTTTGATGAGCATGATTGGGAAGGGGCTAAAGACTTAACTGATGAGGTTAAGAAAGAACTTGCAAAAGATATTGACCAAGCTATGCGGTCAGGTCTTATTGCACAGACTAAGCTACATGGTAAGGGTGGCGGTGGTATGAATCGTGAACTTGATGAGTTGCTTAACCCCAAGATTGATTGGCGTGAGCAGTTGCGTGAGTTTGTCAAGACTGTTTGTGCTGGTCGTGATTCATCCTCATGGCGTAGACCGAATCGTAGATACCTAGCCCAAGATGTATATATGCCTAGCATGGTATCCGAGAAGATTGGTCGTATTGCAATCGGTATTGATACTAGCGGTAGCCAAGGTGCGAGAGAAATTGCGGATTGTTTGTCCGAGGTTCAAGGTATCGTCAATGAGGTATGCCCACAGTTTATTGACCTTGTGTATTGGGATGCAGAAGTTGCAAACCATGAACAGTACGAAGGGTCAGCCGTATCTAACATTGTTAGTGATACTAAAGTAATGGGTGGTGGTGGTACAGACCCTACTTGCATGGCGGTACATTTGAAAGAGCAGAGCATTAAACCTGAGTGCATCATTCAGCTAACTGATGGCTATATCGGTAACTGGGGAACACCCGAAGAATGGCAAGATGTGCCAATGTTGTGGGCGATTGTTGGTGGTGGTAACGCAGTAGCACCAGTCGGTAAGACTATTTACATTAACTAAGGAGAATGAAATGGATAGGTGGGAGGAAGAATTTGAAGATTTATTTGATGATGTTGAGGGTTCGTTTGCGAACATGGCTAAGGCTTACTTCAAAGCTGGATGGATGTCAGCAATTCAAATCATGCAAGACAGAGTTGGAGAGGGGTTTGATGATGAGTAAAGGCATACTAAATCTAGGCTATCAATCGTATGTAATAGATACACAAGATGCAGTTACTTTGTTTGAAATACTTAGCAAAGCGGAAAGGTATGAGGATAAGTATCGAGGCTCAGGAAATAAAAACACAATCCATGTGTGGGAGCCTGATACAGACGAGCAGAACAAGTTTAGTTTTGCACTAATCCCCAATTCTATTTATCGTGTCGCTAAGATGGCAGGTAAACCCGAGGATAAGTCATGAAGAAATATCAAGTGCTAGTAACTGGGAGTGCATACCTAGAGGGCGAGGGTAATACCCCCGAAGAAGCTAGGTTGCAAGTGATGAACCGACTACAAAATATTCGGTTTGGTGTATGGGATTTAGATTTTGAATATGTATGTGATGAAGCAGACTTATTGGAGAATGAAGATGATTGAAGTTACTTATGCAGATATGTTTTTAGGTGTAGTCGTTCTATTGTTGGGTGGCTTGCTGGTTAAGGCTAAGGTGGAATTGATTATGCACAAGAGACTAACAATGTTAGGTTTACAGGCGGTGATGGAAGGTGATGCCGAGATTGTTAGAGAAGATGGATACATTCAAATTAGAGGGGTAAGAAAATGATTGTATTTGAAATTGTAAATAAAAAGCATACTGAGAAGTTCAGCATGAAAGAGATGGGTTTAATCTATGACGCATTAAATGAGTACCCTCAATGGAACGACGATGAAGATGATAACCCAACATCTCGCATCATGAACAAACTTTATAATTTATTGGAGAACGCAGAATGAGCATAGCATCTAGCGCAGTATTAGTAGAGTTAAATATAAGCGTTTGGCCCGCAAACAAATTAGACAAAAGTGCAACCGAAGCGGTGATTGCGGATAACTCGGCTGGCAAAAACTCGGCACAGGTTCGTAAGAATCTATTGGCTGGCTCTAGCTTGCGTAAGGACATTAGCGATTATGCGGCTGGTACTCGCTTGTATAACAATAAGATTACTTTGCCATGGTCAGACAAGGGTGCAAGACTATTGCCGACTAGCTTGATGATGGACTACCGACCCAACATGAATAATCGACAGCAGTATTTTAATAAGCTGTTACTAAACTTTTATTCTAACTACGATACGCTAGTAGGCACAAGTAAGATTTACATGGGCAGTCTCTTTAACGAGAATGATTACCCACCCCTTGAGGAAGTGCAGAAGAAGTTTGGCTTTCGCTTAGTCTTTTCTCCGCTAGCAGAGAAGGGGGATTTCCGTATTGATGTAGGCAACCAAGACATAGAGGAACTATCAGAGAATTATGAACAAGCGTACCAAGAACGAGTAGCCGAAGCTATGCGCAAACCTTGGGGTGACTTGCATGATTTGCTCAAAGGTATGAGCGGTAAGTTAGCTGATGTTGATGGCGAAGAAAAGAAAAGATACCACGAATCTTTTGTGTCTAATGCTCAGGCTATGTGCGGTTTGCTTACTAACTTAAATATTACTAAAGACCCTAAGTTAGAAGAAGCTAGGCGTGCATTGGAACTAACAATGTTAGGTGTGGACATTGAGGAAGTTAAGGATAGCCCGATAGTCAGAGTAGAGTTAAAGACGAAGATTGATGACATTCTTAAGAAGTTTGATTGGTAATATTAACTAAGGAAAACGAAATGACAAATAAATTTGTAGAAAAAAGTGAGTTCATTAACACGGACTTTGATAAGTTACAAACGGATGCACGAGCACAAACCATTCATGGGGTTAATCCACACTTAGCGGTGTTAGCGCAAGCAGTAATTGCAAAGTACCCACAATGGCAGTTAGTTGCGGTTAGGGCAGACCAGCATATTACGCACGAAAATGTAAGTGGTAGATTAGTTACTAATTTTAATATTATCGAAAAGCGTGAGAAGTTGGGTTATATCGGTTGGGACTATTCATATAGTCGTGGTGACCAATATGTAGTTGGCAACGATAGAATCTCTGAACAAATGGAACGCCAGACGCATACTAAGACTACGAAGATAGATGTAGCTATGCGACATATTAAGAAACACTTTAGCCCCAAGACTACTGACGAACACTTTGCTAAGTCGGTTGCTGAGGCGTCACAAAACATCCATAGACAAGCGCAAAATATTAACTATGAGGTAAGAAGTAACTATAGTGATATACAGCAAGAAGTCCTTGATTTTGTTGATGCTAATTGGACATTATTTACATCTACGCTAAACAACACAAAGGTTGTAATGGCAGCTAAATATTTAAACCAAAAAAACAAACTAGAAACTATAAATAAGATACAGGAAGCTAATCTAAGAAAATTGTCACACGATATATTGCTACGAGGTAACGAATATGTTATAAGGCATAAAGGGGTCATTAGTATTTTTGACAACGAGCATTTGCCACAAGAACTAAAAATGAAACTAGGTATGCTTAAGCTAGTAGGAGTAGGTGAGATGGTAGATGGTATTGGCTATCGTGGCACAGAAGATTGTTTTATTGTTATTTAACTAAGGAGAACTAACAATGTTAGCTATTAAAAATATATTTAAAAAAGAATTAGAAAAACCAAAGGGTGAGCTACCTTTAGCGATTGATAAAAACTCAGCTTTTATTTATCAGGGCGGTGCTGATGTGCAAAAGGTTTGGCGTAAGTATGGTTGGGTTCCACCATCTGAATATCGAACTGATTATGAATTTGGAAAGAAGGATTGATATGACGGAAGAAACTAAAAGAAAAGGTCGAGGTAAGGGTAAAACCCCACCTATGCTAAGCACAAGTATCCGCTTATCAACAGACATAGTAGAGTATTTCAAAGGGAGGTATCCGCATAAGTGGCAGTCAGAAATGCGGAAGGTGTTAATTAATTTTATTGGGAAGGAGAATAAATGAGTAATGTAATACAAGGTGCAACTGGTGCGCAGTATGAGTTATTAGATACCAGTCCGAAGAACACAGATATGGTCAATAGCCCTAGTCATTACAAAGTAGGTGGTATTGAAACGATTGACTTTATTGAAGCTAAGAATTTGGGTTATCACTTAGGTAATGCTATAAAATACATTAGCAGAGCAGACCATAAAGGCGCAAGAATTCAAGACCTAGAAAAGGCTAAGTGGTACTTGGATAGAGAGATTAAAAGACTTAGTGCCTAGAGCATTTCGTAAAGACAATAGCTTATAGAAGTCTTGTATATGCGGTAAGCGATTTGTCGTAGTAGTTGGGGTCTAGGCGCATTGGTATTTTCCCCACTACTCACCTTTCACGAACACGACGAGGGGCGTGCTAATATACTAACCCCTCACCCCACCTAGTATTAACCCCCATAAAAAATATCCATAAACTCTTTGACAGAGTAAAGAACTATGCTATACTCATGGCATGGCTAGCACACCCGAAAAAAAAGTAAAAGACAGTTGCGTTAAGCTCTTAAAGAGCTATGGTGCATACTATTTCTACCCTGTTATGACAGGGTTTGGGCGCTCAGGAATCCCCGACATCATTAGTTGTGTTAGAGGTAAGTTCCTAGCCATAGAGTGTAAGGCTGGCGACAATAAGACCACCGCACTACAAGAACGAGAACTACAAAAAATAAATGAGGCTGGAGGCGTATCGTTGGTAATCAATGAGACGAACCTAACAATGTTAGATGAGATACTAAAAGGATTGACGCATGGAACGAAATTCTGACTTTTGCACAGGCGTGCAGATTTTACTTAGTCGCATGGAAAGTAATCCCGAGGAGTTTATAAGCGGGGATAAGTGGTATTGGATTATGAGCAAGGTAGTAGACACTAAAAGAAACCCAACCCACAACTCAAATACTTTAGCTGAATTAACAGCCGAAGAAATTAACGCGCTCTTTGATGCGTATACGCCTTTCTTACGCAAACGTTTTGATGATTCTGTTTTGAGGGAGGTTTTAGCTGATGGGGAAAAGGAACTATCATATTCTGTGACGTCAGCCCCACCAACCGTTTTAGGGAATTCCCATGGGGCAACATGGACAAACCATCAAACTCATGTGAACAAACACACGATGATGCTACACACGCTAGGGCTTAAGGAAACGATATGAGAATCAACGTAGAATGGGGTAACCTTCCTGAACAAGTTGCGGACACAGATTTATTAACCATTGAACCTGTACCTGTATTTAAGTTTTACCCCGAAACGGCTACCGCCGACTATCGTAAATGCCCAGCACATCAAAACCATTTTAAGAATACTTATGTGGTATGTAGTCCTATTGATATAGAAATTACTATTAATAAAGAAGAAAATTGGTGCGATATTTTATCTCCTAAAGGACTACCCCCTGAAATATTAAACCCAAGATTTAAAGAAGAAAATGAATCCCCATACCCAATATTTTCTCTTAGGCTGAGTCGTTTAATTTTTACCCCAAAGGATTCTCCTAAAGATGTATATATAGCTCAACTTGAACCTATATTAGAATGGGATAGGGATAAAAATATTCGTATTGTTGAAGGTAATTTTAATATTAGCAAATGGACTAGACCAATAGAATCTTCTTTTGAACAACGTAATAAAACTGTTACGGTTAAATTCAAACGGGGTCAACCAATGTATTATGCAAGATTTTTTACTGATGACCCCGAAGATGTAATTGTTTTAAATAGAGTAGAAGTATCGGAAGAAACTCTTAAAGATACAAAACGGTGTACAGACGTAAAAACTTTTTTGCCTAATAATAAACTTCAGGCTTTATACGATTTACGCACCCAGTATTTAGAAAGTTTAAAATGACAGCGATGCGTAACCCCGATGCAAAACATACGGATTTTACCGACTTTATTGGGGTTATCCCTAGTAACCCTAAGTTGCTTCCGTCTAACCTAGACATGGTAATAGAACGTTTTGGTAATTTTCTAGTGGGTGAATGGAAACGACCAAACGAAAAAATTAGTTTGGGGCAAGAAATTCTTTTAAAGCGTTTAGCCACTAAAGAAGATTTTGTTGTGCTATTGATTGAAGGCGATACAGATAATGGCATGGTAGTTAATAAGATTGAAGCCTTTACCAAAGATGGTTTGCTTACTCACATAGGCGATGATGTAAACGCACTAAAAGGGTTTATTAAATTTTGGTATGAACACGCAGAGAAGAAAGCTAGAGGAATAGCATGAGAAATTTAGTACTTAAATGGTTAAGGCTAGATACTAAAGATGGAGTTGTTAGGACAATTATCCCTGAAGATGAACGTGTTTCTAGTGAATCAATAAATCACCGTATTGGAATTATTAAAACAATCAATGGGGGTTGCGTATTAGAAATTGGTACTTATAAAGTAAATTCAAGTAGTCGAAGTTTGGGACATGGAGATTGGACATACGAGTTTTATACAGTAAACGAAGACCAAAAGATTAGTGAAGCGGTTGGTGTTGTGCTTTTGATGAAAGGACTGGAAAAATGAACAATGAACCAGTAGCGTATGTAGATAATGTTTGGATTAACAGACCTGATTTGGCTATGGATTTGGGAATTGGTCAAATGTTTTCAAGATGCCAATTATCAGACCATCAAATTCCACTCTACACCCATCCAGCAAAGGAATCAAAAGCAAAGGATAGGTTTTCTAACTATGAATCAATTTGCCTACAATGTGGCACAACTATCTACAAGCCAGCGTTTAAAACACTAACAGATGATGAAATACTTAAGTTGTATTTGGATTGCTGGGATGAAATTGAATTTGCTAGAGCAATACTAAGAAAGGCACAAGAGAAATGAACGCAAATGAATTAGCACAAGAGTTTGAAGAGTATTTAAAAGAAATTGAGGAGTTACCTTGGGGCAACCACCAAATTTTATGTGACCAAGCCGCCGATATGCTACGCAAGCAACAATCTGAAATAGAGTATTGGAAAGAAAAGTTTAACAAAGCTATGGAGTTACAAAAATGATTGAAAGCATAGTAAAACCACAACCCTTAGATAACGATGTTGCTGTTATGAAAATCATACAGCTCATGGGGCAACTAAGCGTAAACGACCTTAGCTATATCCTAAAAGTTATTGCACAGGTATATAAATCAGTTGCCGTAGATGGCGAAAGCGCTGAGTGAAAACAATTATTCATGTTAATCAGCACGTAGTTAAAGCTAACGCTAAAGATGGGGTTAATAATCCTGTGCTTACTGTTAAGACTTACAAAAGTAATACCTACGCCCACGAAGTAGAAATTAAAGGGGAAAGCAAAGTAGTGTATTCACCTGATAAGCCTTTGTCTTGTGGTGCTAGGGTATGGATAGAAACACAAGCGGAAGTAGAAATTACTAAATAATGAACATAATTACACTAGACTTTGAATCTTATTATTCTCAAACTTATAGCCTGTCAAAGATGACGACGGAAGAGTATATTCGTGGCGAAGAGTTTGAAGTTATTGGCGTAGCCGTAAAGGTAAATGATGAAGAGACACAATGGTTCTCAGGAACAAAGGAAAAAACACGTCAATTTCTTGAGCAATTTGATTGGGGAAATAGTTTGGCGCTTGCTCACAATGCAATGTTTGACGCTGCTATACTTACTTGGAATTTTGGGATTAAGCCTACTGCTTGGTTGGACACTCTTAGCATGGCTCGTGCAATCCATACTATCGAAGTTGGTGGTAGCCTAGCAGCTCTAGCAACATATTACAATTTGGGTGTTAAAGGTACAGAAGTGTTAGACGCTAAAGAAAAGCACCGCATAGACTTTACACCTGAAGAATTAAATAGATATGGCGAGTATTGTATCAATGACGTAGAACTTACCTATGCACTCTTTCAAGAACTAATGCAAGAGTTTCCAACATTTGAACTTAAGTTGGTCGACTTAACTATTAAGATGTTTAGCGAACCTGTACTAGAGTTAGATGTTGATGTATTAAATAAACATTTAGAAATGCTACAGTATAAAAAAGAACAGATACTAAAGAATTTTGATGGTGAAATATTAAGAAGTAACGATAAATTTGCCGCCCTATTAAATGATTTTGGTGTAGCGCCCCCACGCAAAATTAGCGTTACAACAGGCAAAGAAACATGGGCATTGGCTAAAACTGATGAAGGTTTTAAAGCATTGCTTGAACACGAGGACGAGAACATTCAACTTTTAGCAGCGGCCCGCCTTGGTGTTAGGTCTACCATAGAAGAAACAAGAACAGAACGATTCCTAGGTATTGCAAGCCGTGGTGTTATGCCTATACCATTACGCTACTATGCGGCTCATACAGGGCGTTGGGGTGGGGATGACAAAATTAATATGCAGAACTTGGGGCGGGGTTCAGTATTAAAACATGCGATTCTTGCCCCTACTGGGTATCAGATTATTGACTGCGATTCATCACAAATTGAAGCACGAACATTAGCTTGGCTTGCTGGGCAGGAGGATTTAATTGAGGCATTTGAAAACGGCGAAGATGTTTATAAAATCATGGCCTCGGCAATCTACGTCAAGGCAGAAGAAGATATTACAAAAGATGAACGGTTCGTGGGGAAAACAACAATCCTCGGGGCTGGCTACGGTATGGGGAGCAAGAAATTCTCGTCCCAACTCAAGACTTTTGGCGTGGAGGTGGAAGAGGGGGAAGCCAGTCGTATTGTCTCAGTCTATCGGCAAACTTATCCTTGCATACCATCTCTTTGGAAAGAAGCGGCTAAGGTACTAGACGCAATCCTTGAAGATGGTACTTGCGAATTTGGTAAAGAAGGAGTTTTATATGTCGAAGGCAAGAAAGGTATTCGTCTTCCTAATGGTCTGTATATTAAGTATCCTAATCTTCGCAAGCAAACCAATGAAGATGGAAAAGACGAATATGTGTACGACACCAAGCGTGGCAAAACCACTATCCCTAATAGAATATACGGCGGGAAAGTTGTTGAGAATGTGTGCCAAGCCTTAGCTCGTACCATAGTAGGCGAACAGATGCTTATGATTGCTAGGAAATATAAAGTTGTAATGACTGTGCATGATGCGGTTGCTTGTATTGTCCCCGATAATGAGGCTCAGACAGGGCAAGAGTTTGTTGAGCTGTGCATGAGGATGCGACCTAAATGGGCACAGGATTTGCCTTTAAATTGTGAAAGTGGTATTGGTAAAACTTATGGGGAATGTTAATGATTGATTATTCAGAATATTTAGTGCGTGCTAAACACTTACTAAAAGATGTTGAGATACTAATGAGCGAGCGTCGTACAGAAGAAGCGTTTATGGCTTTATATAACTTGTATGTAGAGATTAAACTTATGGCTAATGCAATACGTACAGCAGAGGGCGGTGTGTACCATGAGAAGTGAAGAAAAAGAATATTTAGAAGCTGTGTATGCTGGGTTGGCGATGGCTGGCTACATTATGAATGGCGACTACCACCCATCAGAAATACCTACGCTTGCTAAAGCAATGGCTAAAGTGATGATGGAAGAACCTAAAGAAGAAACTGGAATAACTGCAGTTAAACGAGTGAGGAAAACAAAATGAGTAGCTGGCTAATTGCAGTTATTGGTGTAGTGTATTTGTTTGTAGCGGTTGACTTATACATCAAGGGACAAGTTGGTTTATCAATAGCGTTCCTAGGCTATTCTCTAGGCAATATCGGTTTGTTTATGGAGGCAAGATGAGTGCAATTGAACGACAAGAATTGGTAGACATTCTTACACAAGGTTTAGAAGCTTTTAAATTATCAGGCGCAGATGCTCCTGACTATGAAATTTTACCCGACGGCTCTGTGCTGTTTCATTACATGCCAACAGAGGAACTTAAAAAATATGTGGAGCTACTTAAAAATGACTAAATGGATTGTAGGTGCGGTACTTGCTATGGTTGTTATTCTTTGGTGTGCTGGTGTTCGTGCACAGGTAACAACTTATTTAGGCCCAACAGGTAGTTATATGGGACAGTCTCTTACTAATGGAAACATTACTACATTTACAGGACCTCAAGGTCAGTTTGTGGGGCAAATTATTGCGCCAAGCCCATCCCCAACTCAACCACTACCGCCAGCATATTGGGGGCCAAATGGTCGATAGAGTAACTTGGTCGTATAGTAGTTTAAAGACCTTTCAACAATGCCCTAAGAAGTATTACCACTTAAAGATTGCTAAAGATATACAGCAAGAAGATACGGTACATACAATATACGGTAAAGAAGTTCATAAAGCTGCGGAAGATTACATTAAAGAAGGAACACCGGTACCTGAAAAGTACGCATATATTCTAGAAACCCTAGACGCTTTAAAAGCTATTCCGGGAGATAAGTATTGTGAAATTGAGCTAGGCATTAAAAAGACTTCAGATGGTAAATACAATACCTGTGAGTTTAATGACCCTAAGTATTGGTGGCATGGTATTGCTGACTTACTTATAGTTAACGGGGATGAAGCCTATTTGGTTGACTATAAGACTAGTAAAAATGCAAAGTATGCTGATACTAAACAGTTAGATTATATGGCTGCCGCAGTTTTTTTAAAGTTCCCAGAAGTTGTTACGATTAAGTCTGCTCTAGTATTTGTAGTAAGTAAAGAGTTTGTTAAAAAAGAACATACTTCTATGTTTAAATTATCTTATTTACAGTCAGTAGAACCCGACTTAAAAAGGTTAGAAGGTGCGATTCATAGTGGTATTTGGAACCCAGTATCCGGCCCATTATGTGGTTGGTGTCCAGTTAAATCGTGTGTGCACAATAAAGAGAAAAAATCATGGTAGAAAACAATCAAGCTATAGACGCCGCCTTAATTTTGGAAGATAAACTAAAAGAACGAGTCCAGCGCATTGTAGAACGGGTAGTAGTCAATATTGTAGGTAGGGAAATTCATGCGGCAATAGACCGTGAAAAGCAAGCTATGATAACGGAGATTACCCTTTCCATAGGAAAAGCTTTACAATCTATAGAGAAAGATGGGCGAGTACCTTTATGGGAAACTAACCCTTTTGTTACTAACATACCTGACTTCATACCAGTAAAAACTGATGGTGAACCAATTCCAACCGTAGAGATTAACTATGCCATACAAGAACCCAGCAGACCGCAAATATAAAAACGCAGCAGCGTACGAAAATGCGCCTGAGCAAGTAAAAAATAGAACCGCACGGAATAAAGCTCGTGCAGAGTTAGCTAAAAAAGGAAAAGTAACCAAAGGCGATGGAAAAGATGTTGACCATATCAAGCCCCTTAGTAAAGGGGGCGCAAATACTGAAGGCAATCTGCGGGTTAAATCCGCTAGTGCAAACCGTTCTTTCAGTAGAAATTCAGACCATACAATCAAAAAGAACAAACCAAAAAATGGCGCAAATTGAAACCGACTATGACTGGCCAGGACAATATAAACCTTTTAATCACCAAAAAATAACATCAGCATTTCTTACAGAACGACCAAGAGCATTTTGTTTTAACGAACAAGGTACAGGAAAAACCGCATCGGTTATTTGGGCTGCCGACTTTCTGATGAATTTAGGTGTTATTCGTAGGGTGTTAGTTGTATGCCCACTATCCATTATGAAATCAGCATGGCAAAATGACTTATTTAAATTTGCATGCCATCGTTCCTGCGATATAGCTTACGGCGACAAAAAAAAGCGCACTAAAATTATTGAAGGTGGTACAGAGTTTGTCATTATTAACTTTGACGGGCTGGCTATTGTACAAGATGTTATTGCTGCTGGTGGGTTTGACCTAATCGTAGTAGATGAGGCAAGCGCCTATAAAAACGTAACAACAGAGCGTTGGAAAATACTTCGTGATTTATGTAAAGATATTAAAGGCTTATGGATGCTTACAGGTACTCCAGCAGCACAATCACCAGTTGACGCGTATGGTTTAGCTAAACTAATTAACCCCGATAATATACCCAAGTTTTATGGTTCTTTTCGTGACCAAGTTATGTATAAAGTTGGCATGTATCGTTGGGTTCCAAAAGCTAATGCACAAGATGTGGTACATCAAGCATTACAACCAGCTATTCGTTTTGAAAAAAGTCAGTGTTTAGATTTACCTGATGTAACTTTTGTAGAACGTGATGCGCCCCTAACTGCTCAGCAAGTTAAGTATTACCAGAAGCTAAAGAACGATATGATTATTCAAGCAGCCGGAGAAGAAATTAGTTCAGCCAATGCAGCAACCAGCATTAATAAGTTACTGCAAATATCTGGTGGTGCGGTCTATACCGATACTAAAGAAGTTGTAGAGTTTGATGTATCTAACCGACTACAAGTAGTTAAAGAAGTTATTGATGAAGCATCCCACAAAGTTTTAGTATTTGTACCTTTTACCCACACTATAGAATTATTACAAGCGTACCTAACAAAGAACGGTATAACAAACGCCGTAATCAACGGGCAAGTTCCAGTAGCAAAACGTAATACAATTATTCAAGACTTTCAAGATACAGACAATGTGCAAGTGTTAGTCATACAACCCCAAGCCGCATCACACGGGTTAACCCTAACAGCTGCAAATGTAATTATTTGGTATGCCCCTGTAATGAGCGTAGAAACATACCTACAAGCCAATGCTCGTATTAATAGGCCCGGACAAAAGAATCCTATGACTATCGTACATATCAAGGGCAGCGAAGTAGAAAGTAAACTGTATAAGATGCTTAATAACAACATTGATAATCATACAAGATTGATTGATTTATATCGCCAAGAAATAGAATAATAGTTGGACAGAGTAAAGAAACATGTTATACTGACAGCTCGAAAAGGAGCAGGAAATGGAACAAATGTCAGCGGAAAAACTTGCAAATATCTACATTAAAATTCGTGATGCTAAGCAAGCCGAAGAAGAAAAAATGAAGTCAAAGTTGGCAGAGTACCAAGAGCAATTAGACACAATTTCGGAGCAGTTGTTAGAGCTATGTAAAGACCAAGATGCAACCAGTATTAAAACTGCATCAGGTACAATTATCCGTAAAGTATCTACCCGTTACTGGTCTACTGACTGGGAGTCAATGCACCAATTTATTAAAGAGCATGATGCTTTAGGTTTGTTAGAACAAAGAATTCATCAAGCAAACATGAAGCAGTTTTTAGAAGAAAATCCTGAACTGATGCCAGCGGGAGTTCAGGTCGATAGAAAATATACCGTGGTAGTTAGAAGGAGCTAGTATGTCAGAAGCACAAGAAGCAACACAAGAGCAACAAGAGCGTATGCAAGCTGCAATTAAAGATGCACAACAACAGGCAATGCAAGAGCTACAACAAAACGCGCAAATTGAAATTCAAATGCGGGTTCAAGCATTGGGTGCGGCAGTTAATGCAAGCGCTTCAAATACACCCGAAGAAATTGCAAAAGCAGCAACAGTATTTTTAAAATTCTTGAAGCAAGGAGAAGCATAACATGAGTAATATTTCCGTATTTAACCAAGAAGTACCATCGTTTTTACAAGGCGCTAACGGCCTTAACGATTTAACTAAATCCCTTGCAGGTAAAACTGCTGGTGGTGGTAAACGTATCTCAATTCGTGGCGGTGTATTCCGTAAGATTGTAGGCGGAGAAGAAGTTGGTAAAATTACTAGCCGTGAGTTAAATGTAATTATTGTTAATGCAGCTCGTGGCGTATCACGTATTTATTACGCTGGTAAATATGACCCAACTGCAATCGTTCCACCTACTTGCGTATCTAACGACGGTATCCATGCGGATACTAAAGACGAAGGACGTCAAAGTGATTCATGCGCTACTTGTGCACAGAATATTGCTGGTTCAGGCAATGGTAATTCCCGTGCATGTCGTTACACTCGTAAGGTTGCTATTATTTTAGAGAACGACCCAACGGGCGATGTATACCAGTTGCAACTTCCATCTACTTCTATATTTGGTAAAGGTGAAGGTAACGTACATCCGTTTGAAAGTTATATTAAATTCATTGCCGGTAATGGTCGCAACATTAATCAAATTGTTACGCAGATTAGTTTAGATACAGATAGCGATACACCTAAGTTATTGTTCTCACCAGTACGCCATGTAAATGAAACTGAATGGGACTTAGCGGCAGTAGCTGGCGATTCTTTGGAAGCTAAAAATGCAATTACTTTAACGGTTGCACAAACTGATGGGGTTAAAAAAATTGCAGCTCCTGAAGTTAAAAAACCTGTAACACAAATGGAACCAGATGAAGAAATTTCTGAGCCTACAAAACGTGTTACTAAAAAAGTTGAGGTTGCGCCTGCTAATAAAAAGAGTTTGGGTGACGTAATCAATGCGTGGAGTGCAGTAGACTAATGAGCCATGGCTACAGCGTAAAGCTGGTCCAGCTAAACAAACTAGCAGATAAGAAAAAGCTAGGGGTAATACTTGGCAAAGAGTGTATACGGACTAGTATTTCTGTATCACAAGTTGCTAAAATTATCGGTGTTAGCCGGATGACTGTATATAATTGGTTTACGGGTTTGCACAACCCACAAGAAGTATACGAACCCGCAATACAAGGTTTACTAGACCAGCTTTAATTTAATTGTTTTTAACTCATTAAGGGGGGTAACCAATCCCCCCCGACGACCTGTCTTTGGAAGATATATGACAACGATTGACCTTTTAGATACAGTGCTACCCCAAGAGGGATGGTTTGCTGTACTCGGTATTAAAGGGAAATCTGTAAGACAAAAGCTAGTACAGACACGAGATGAAGTAAATAAAATAACAGAAAAGTTTGTTGCAGAAGAACGCAATGTATTCTTTGGGCTTGCTAAGTTTGAAACTGGTGAAAGCAGAGAACAAGATAACGTAAAAGCGCTTAAAGCATTTTGGTTAGATATAGATTGTGGCGAAGCTAAAGCAGAAGTAAATTCCAAAACTGGAAGACCTGATGGTTACATTGACCAAGCAACAGGCATGCAAGAACTTATAAAGTTTTGCGACCTTATTGGTTTACCACAGCCTATAGTTGTTGATTCAGGCAGAGGTTTACATGTCTACTGGCCGCTTACAGAATCTGTTTCACGGAACATTTGGGAACCTGTAGCTAAGCGCTTTAGGGACCTATGCGTTAAACAAAACTTTTATGTAGACCCATCCGTGTTTGAAGCATCTAGAGTTTTACGGATTCCTGGTACATTTAACTTTAAAGAAACACCTGCATTATCAGTAGCAATCGTAGCTGAGGGTGCGCCTATAGAGTTTGAGAAATTTAAAGAAATACTAGGTGTTACTGAGGTAACACCCATAGAGTTTGCACCTAGTAAGGGTGAGCTTAATGAGTTTACTAAGTCTTTATTAGGTAACAAGATTCAACGCTTTAAAAACATTATGATTCGTGGTGAGAACGGTTGCCAACAACTGAACTACGCTTTTGAAAATCAAGATTCTATTAGTGAGCCTTTATGGTGGTCTGCATTAACCGTAGCTAATGTATGCGTGGATAGACAAGTAGCTATTCATATGATGTCTAGTCAGCATCCTGATTATGATGCAATTGCTACCGAGGCTAAAGCAACACAACAAAAGGAAGGTAAGGGCGGCCCTCATACTTGTGCAACATTTGAAAAACACAATCCCGGCGGCTGCAATGGCTGCAAATGGAAAGGCAAAATTACTGGACCAGTTGCACTTAGTTCAGAAATTAATGCGGCTAAGTTTGAAGACAATGAAGTAGAAGTGGAAGAGGGGGTAGTTGAAGTTATACCTGAGTATCCAAAGCCATATTTACGTGGCGCCGCTGGTGGTATTTTCTTGCCCCCAGTTGGGGATGAGGCTGAGCCTATCTGTGTATATGAGCATGACATATATGTGCTTAAACTAATGATGGACCCCGCCGCTGGTATGTGCGCGTTGATGAAACTTCACCTGCCGCATGATGGCATGAAAGAGTTTGTAGTCCCATTAGAAACAATATCAGTACCAGAAGAACTAAAAAGAGAGCTAGCTACAAAAGGGGTTGCATGTACCCAAACACAGATGAAACATCTAGCCATGTTTGTTATGGCGTTTGTTAAAAATCTGCAATATAAAAGGAAATCAGAAATTATGAGAACACAATTTGGATGGGCTGAAAAAGATAGTAAGTTCATCATTGGGGATAGAGAGCTTAGCAAGGACGGTACTTATGGAAGTCCAGCATCTGCCGAGACTAGGGCTATTGCACAGCATTTAGTACCACAGGGTACATACGAAGCATGGCGAGAAGTATTTAATATGTACGCTTTACCGGGTTTAGAGCCGCATGCTTTTGCTGCCCTGACTGCTTTTGGCGCACCACTATTTAAGTTTACTGGGCTTAAAGGCGCAATCATTAACGTCATCTATAAATTTGGTGGTACGGGCAAGTCAACAACGCTCTTTATGTGCAACAGCGTATACGGACACCCTGAGTCTTTATCATCGGTCTGGAAGGACACAAACAACGCCAAGATGCAGCGTTTGGGGGTAATGAATAACCTACCCTATACCATTGATGAAATCACCAATATAACCCCCGCAGACTTCTCTGACCTTGCTTATGGCATGTCTCAGGGTAGGGCCAAGGACCGCATGGAAGGGGCAACCAATAGGCTGCGTGAAAATAACACTACTTGGCAGACTATGTCCCTGGCTAGTGCAAACGCTTCCTTCTACGAGAAATTGGGTAATGCTAAAGCAGGGGCAAACGCAGAGATGTTACGCCTATTTGAGTACACAATACCACCTAACAATGTTATATCCACCGAGGATGGCAAGCGTCTATTTGACCGCCAGCTTAAAGAGAATTATGGGCATGCTGGAGATATGTATATTCAATGGCTAATTAATAACCTAGAAGAGGCCGTACAGTGCATGCTTGATATTCAGCGTAGGATTGATACAGAACTGAGGCTTACTCCCCCTGAGCGTTTTTGGTCTGCTGTAGCGGCATGTAATTTAGCTGGGGGTCTTGTTGCTAAGCGGGTTGGGTTACATGACTATGATATGGCTGAGCTTTATAGGTGGACTTGTAAGACTATCCAAGGCATGCGGGAGGAGATTAAACCCCCTGCAGAGAACGCAGTAGCTGTAATTGGTGACTACATTAACCGCCATATGCAAAACATCTTGGTAGTAAAAGCTGATGTGGATAAACGTACTGCAGCACATTCGTTGCCTACATTAGAGCCTAAGGGTGAATTACTTATCCGTTATGAACCAGATACTAAAATGATGTACATGATTACTCGTGAGTTTAAGCATGATTGTGTGGAACGCCAGACTAACTATAAAGATACATTGAAAGAGCTGGAGACCCGTGGGTTTTTTAAAGGGTCTATGAATAAGCGCATGTCTAAAGGGATGAAGATTACTTCCCCTGCAGTAGCTACTTTAGCATTTGATTGTTCTAGTGGTTTACTGGATATGGATGGATTAATTGCCCCGGAGATTGAGCATGCGAGTAGAGAGACTGAGTTATAACATTAATTGGAAAAACTTTAAGGCTGGGACATCATTTTTTATTCCCGCTTTGAATTGCATGCAGGCTAAGCAGGATATAGGCCGTGTTGCAAAAAGATTAAAGATGCTGATTTTGATGCAAGTTGTTATTGAAGAAGGCATCAGAGGAGTTCGTGTCTGGAGGGTTTGAGTTATACTATAAGGGCAGACCACGTCTGCTTTTCCTTGGAAGATAGCTCCTTCCTACCCTCTTTGTCCCCGCCTAGTGCGGGGATTTTTTACTTTTGCCCTTGCTTAAGGACTGGAATAAAGTAAGCAAGCATGTCTTCTGTTGGAATACGTACGCCTTTGTAAGTTAAAGCACGGGCATCTAACGCGGCATTTAATGTGTTATCAATAGCCTCCCCATCAACCATTAACTTTTCCATACCAATATATTTTTTATTGTGCTGGCGAATTTGATTAATAACTGGCTGCAAATCTTTCTTGTCACCATTAAATTCTTTGTTCAAGATAGCGTCATTCATATGTTGCAGAATTTTAGTTCTATCTTGATTAGCTTTGATATATTCACCCTTAAGTTCAAAGCCAACTTCTTGTGTACGAGCTAACTTAGTAGGAGGAGAGCCTGCAGCCTGGGCTAAAATGTTAGCTATAGTTATATCTTCCTTCTTAATAATAGTGTCGCCAGCTTTAGTCTTAGCACCTTCTGTTGCAAGTCGTGCAGCCACTAAAGGATTTTTAAAGAAAGCAGGCAAAGCTTTTTCTAAACCACGTTCAATATGACCATTCTCAAAGTCATCTAATGCACCAGCTTGACCTAGGATACCTGATACCGCTGGTCCAATGTTAGCCAATATAAAATTGTTAAACGCTTCTTTATTAGTCTTAGCAGGTTGGCCTCCACGGAACCACAAGTTATCGAACGATGTACGTGAGCCAATGTTAATGTCAGTAATTGAAGAGATAGGACCGCTATAAAGCATATCTGCTGTTACAGGACCAAAGTTCTCTTGTAAGAATCTACGGAAACGCAAGTCTGCGTTCTGATACACCAACGGGTTTTGTGCACGGCGACGGCGTTTCTCTTCATCATCCTCACCTAAGTCACTTAAAGCTTCTACTACTGCACCAACAGTACTATAGAGCGGCATACCTTTTAGACCATGGAACATAGCGCCCATCATCAATACACCACCAAGAATTTTCATACTTTCAGCAGCTTCTTTAGGGTTCTTCATAACCTGAGTAGAAGTATAGGCATGGCGGATAAAGAAAGATGTCATGTTAGCTGCATACATTTTGAACTGAGAAATAACAGGAGCGTATTTAAATGCTTCAGGTCTTTCCATTGCATCGTAGCGACCCATATTATCTTGCACAGCAGCAATAGCTTTATTAATAGACTCATCAAAATTCTTAGTCTTTTCATAGTGCAACTCAAATGCCATCATGGATGCAATCTCACGGCTGATACGCTCGGAACCGCTAAACAAACCAGACATAATATTTGCAGTAGTACGTAGTACTTTCTTAGGCAGATTAAGGGTTGCATTTAATGGAGTGCGACCACGTTGGGAAAGAAGGTTATTCTCGGTAAATGCAAACAAGCCACGTTCTTTAAGTTCAGCATAAGCTTTTGATAGGGTCTTGTTATTCTTAACACGGGTTGAATCAGCTACAGATATTGTGACAACAGGTAGATGGTCAGGCGACATCTTAGCTTGATAACCCATACTATTTAAAATATTTGAGTAAGCCGCGAACTTGGCGGATGCTCTACCAACACCATAGCGTGCAGCCATTACTGGGTAAATCATTACGGGTACAGCTACTAGCTGAACTGCTGCAGACATAGCTCCTGTAAGCAACATGTAATATGCGTAGCGAGTAGCCAAAGAAGCTAGTATGTTAGGTGTCGGTGGGTTTAACTGTTCAACTGCCCTACGAGATACAGCATCAATAAACAAGCCAAGCTTAGCTTGCTCTGGGTTTCCAGACAAACTATCCCTTGCACGGGTAATCTCAGCTTCCATTTGGTCTGCATATTTAAGGCGTGGGATTTGACTAGCTATACGGTTAGCAGATTCGGTAAAATTACGGAACACATCGGCACTAAAGCCAGCTACATTTTCTGCGTGTAAAAACTGCTTACGAATACTAGACTCAGGCAAAGTCATTAACCAAGTTTGATAGAGTTGGTCTTTAAGTTCTTCGCTAGAGATTTCATCCATCTTAGCTTTGTCAACAATCTCAAACATGTTTTTTAGCATTGAGCTTTCACGATGGTTAGTGCGACGCAAGGAGGCAATATCATTACCTTCACTCATTTCGTTATCAGTAAACATCTGCTCTACGGATTTATTAGCTTCTCTAGCTTTCTTAATCTTATATAGCTCACGTTGCGCTGCAGTATCAAACAAAATAAAGCCTTTATCAGCACCCGCTTCACGCAACCAAACTGCGCCATGGCGCATCAATGGGAAGTATTCTTGTATTGCATCCTTCTCTTGCATCTTGCGAATCTCAGCCATTAACTGGCCTTTAGGAGTCTTCTCATCTTTAACATCACCGGGCAACTCTTGTAGGCGCTCAATCCGCTCATCTAGTAAGTGGCGTGTAAGGTTGTAGTTATCTTTGTAAAACTGACGTACCATCTTATACATCTCATGGCCACCTTCAACTTTACCTAAACGCTCCCAAGCATCATAAACAACTTGAATGTCATTCTTACGTTTAGTTACTTGGCCTTTTAAAGAAGGTAGTTTTACTGGGTCAGTAGCAGGGTCATTAATCTGTGCTTCTATAGCTTTAATCTTAGGGTCAGCTGCAACAGCGTCAATAGCGGTAGCGTGCGCATCTGGTGTAACACCTTTTAAACGCCCTAGGTGCATTGAGTTACCTAACAACTTATCATTGCCTTTACCACTTACAAGCCATTCAGCTAATTCATCGGTTTTCTTTGCATAGGCATCAAGCATACTTGTACGCATAGCAGACATCTTTTGCGTAAAGTCATCAATCTCTTTTAGACCCGGAATTTTATCCCCCATCCAACGGATAATGTCAGATGTACGCAATACATAAAGCATAGCTTGAATAGCATCTTGCCCCATGCCTTTAAGCTTAGAGTTTAAATAATCTTTATAATCTTGGAAGTCATGCCCGTCTCTAATAACCCCGCCCAAACCTTCGGTAATCTCATGTATCTTTTGGCTAAGCATAACCTTCTTAACATCACGGTCAACTTTCTCTACCTTATCTTTCTTTTGACGAGCTGCGCTTACTCCCGATACTTCTATTGTTGGCTTGTATTGTAATAAACCTTCAGTAACAAGTATTAAATCTTGCAGAGCAGACTGGTGGTTTCTATCCATGGCAAATAACTGACGAATAGAATTAGTAAAGGCATTGAATAAAGTTTTAAAGAATCCTGGTTGGTCAGGAATTGCTTCGCCCTTAGTTTCTAACAAAAACTGTTGCATAACATCTTCAGTTAAGCCATAAGCAACAAATTCTTTTAAGTCTTCAAACACGCCAACACGGTTAAACAAATCATCAAGGCGTGGGTCAACTGGCTCACCAGATAATTTCTTTTCTAAAAAAGCATCTTGTGCATTAAACATAGCCATCTCTAGACCATGAATAGCATCTAGTAAAGCCGCTGGTATTTTAGAACCCCGCTCAAGTAGTTGTAGGTATTCGTCAATACGGGCATTGGTTGCAGCATGTAAAGCTTCGTGCAGGAATACGGTATTATTTGTGCCTTGGAAATCTTGAGCATTACCAAAAGCTGGGCCACGTAAAAAGATGAATTTAAGGGTCTTTCCATCAGTAGGTCTTGTCCATTGACCAAATACACCATTAGCACCTTGGAAAGAATCTTTAAGAGTACCATCTGTAGTTCTTAACTCTGGTAATTCATTCTCTGCATTAACAATTTGTAATTGCACATCCTTAAGGAATGGAGCCAAACGGCGGGCCAAGAAACGCTCAAAGGTTGTACCGTTTGCAAGGATATGGTTAATAGCTTGCTGAGTAGTCTTAAAGCCTAAGTACTTATCATTATGTACACCACTAGTTGTAGTCTGTGAAGATTTAGATACCTTAGCAATGCCACGTTTTTTTGTATCAGCACGTACTTGAATATTAGCACGTTCTTGTGGAGTAATAGATGGGTGGTCCAAACCTACCTTAGCGGTTGCACCTAATTTACCAGAACGTTGAGGGCCAGTAGCTACACCATGTAATGTATCTAGTGCTTGGTTGCGGTCAGTTCTATAACGCATGCCAGCATCAAGGTACGCATCTTGAGTTTTAAATTCGTCTCTTGACGGCTCAGGAAGTTCAAGAACGGCTTTAGCTGCAGCTATTTGTTTGTCTGTGGCTTTCCACTCTTTAGTCTGGGTAGCCTTAGCTTGCTTCTTAGCAACAGCTTCTTCAGGGGTTAATACGGCGGCTGGACGACCAGTACGTTTACCTTTAGTTGCTTGTGGAGCTGTAGTTGTGGTTGTTTCTGTGGGTGTGGTTGTAAGTAAACTAGCAGCTTCGCTTGATACATCTATAGGATAACCAGCCATTAAACCATTTGCGTATTTAAGACCTAGTTCATATGCTTGTTTTTCTTGTTTATTTTTGTAATCTTTAGCGCCTTTAGAATATCCATTTCTTGCATCTCTGCCGCCCATTTCAAAAGCATTAATTAAAGGCCATCTTTCCGCAGGGGGTTGGTCAAACCCGGGTCTTCCATCTGTTCTTACATTATTTGTATTAAACAATGTATGCGCCATTGTACCCGTATCATTTTGAACTTTTTGGCTTTCTGATGAGTCAAGACTTTGTAAACCAGGAGTAACTGGTGTTGCTTTTATAGGTGCAGGTGCTGCCGTAGTTGGAGTAGGTTGTGTAGTGACTTTAGGAATAACTACTTTGCTAACTGTTTCATCAAATGCCGGATGCAATGTACCTAAGTCACTAGAATTTAAATTACCTTCTTCTAGTAAGTAGTCAGCAAATTCATTAGCTTTTTTCTTACCTATAGCTGGAGTAAAGTGTTGCAAAATATATGAACGAACTTTTTTCATGGTAGGGGATTTACCAGTCTGTTCGTACTCTTGTTGAGCTATTTTATAACCCTCTTGTGCTTGTTGAAGCACACCCATTACTTGTGCTGAGGCTTGGATTCTATCGTTTAATGCACTTGGTTCATTCGTTTGCACAGCCTCTGTTCGTACTCCAGGTTGTCCAGTAGCTCCGACAGGGCTTGCCAATCCTGTAGGTTGAGATGTCGTAACTCCTCCGGTGGGCTGAAGTCCATCTTGAGGCACAGAAACGCTTGGCTGATTTGCTCCGGGGACAACTCCATTACTCTGCTGTGTTCCATTTTGTGTCTCCTCTAATACTAATTTTTGTGCATCTGCTAATGGTATACCAAGTTCAGTTGCTTTGGCTTGTACTTGCGCTTCTATATTTGGCGCTGATGCTTGCGCTGCAGTTTGTTTTATTGCAGTATCTAAAGGCATTGCAGGTATTGGAGTGCCTTCAGCAGATTGAACTACTGGTCCAGGAGGAGGTGTAGGTGTAGGTTGTCTTGCTGCAATAGCTTCTTTTTGTGCGGATTTAAATGTACTTACTGCGCCAGCAGGAGCACCGAATATTTCACCAAGACCTTCTTCCATAATTGCAATTGGGTCTAAGTTTTGGCTAGCTGCTAAGGAACCAATAGTTTCTCCAGCCATACCGTACAACGCTTGCACACCGACTTCTTTACCTACTTGTTTAGCAACGTCTTTTGCCACGCCTCTTTCTACATCTTTAAGCACGGTACGAGCTGCATTACCCGCAGAACCGAATGAGGCTGCATCAAACAAACCAATAGCACCAGACTTAACTCCAGCCTTTTCCCAAGCTTCATCGTGTGGCATACCTTGTGCACGGTACTCAGCGTAGGTATTACCGAACTCCATCATTGCGGAAGTTGCGCCTGCTGAAGCCGCTGCAGTTGTAGGGCCTAGCTTAAAGAAAGATGCAAGTATTGCAGGTACAGCCATAACCAAAGAAGAAGGGGCTGACTCTAAACCAATACCAGCGATGTATCCAGGAATTTCAGATTTGTTGTTTAACAGAGTAGAACCATAAGCTTTTAGCTTATCAAACGTATCTAGCTTCTCATACTCTGGGCTGCTACCCATAGCACGGATTTCTTTTTGTAATGGGTTAATACCACGTTTTTGTTCGATAGCTGCACGTTCTTCACCATATCCAGCTATCTGTTGAATCTTATCTTGAATAGCTTTGTCTCGTGCGCTAATAGCTTCTAATTCGCTGGCAGGAGCTTTCTCGTAGAACTCGCCATACTTACGTTTATCAGCTGCTTGTAATTCCATTAAGCTAGCAATTTGGTTTGCCGTTGCCGCTTGTTTAACACCAACAAAACCTTTTTCCACAGCGCCTAAACTAGCTTGGCTTGGGGTAAGTACGTCAGTTACTGCTCTATTAATATCTGATATAGCACCAGTTATTCCAGTGCTCTCGGGTTCTTCTGTAGGTGCGGCAGATACGGTTACTTGCCCCTGTGGTTCTGGTTGTGCAGATATTTTCTGAGTTGGCAGAATATCATTTTGAATGGCCGCAAGAATAGCATCTTGGGACATAGAGTCGGGGAAATTAACCTGCCCAACATTAGGTATATTTACGATTGGCATCGTTGTATTTTACCTAATTATTGGTTGGGTACGTAGTTTAATATTCCATTTTGGCCCGGTACTAATTTACCCCCTACCGGTACTTGTGTATTTCCAGGTATATTAGGGGTAACTACAGGCTGTGCGCCACCACTTTTAGCATTACCTAACTGCGTATTAAACTCCGTTTCAACTGCTCTGCGTCTAGCTTCAATTGCAGCAGCATTGGCTTTTTTCTCGGCATCTGTACCAGTAAACTCTAATGTACGTTGTTGTTTGAATAAGTTATTAAGTTCTTGGTCTTTAGCTATCCTATCACCTAATGCACTAGCAACTTGCGTTGCACCATAAGGACGAGTTGCAGCAAAGTATTGTTGTTGGGCTTTTTGTAAAGTAATTGGGCTATCAGGACTATAACCTTGTGCAACCAATGCGTCATACTCAATCTTAATACCAGCTTTATCTTTAGCACTTGCTTTCTCAGCACTGATACCCGCAGCAGCAACAGTAGCCCCCGCATGGATTTGAGCAGCTTTAATAGCCGCGTCAGCTGCTGTTTCAGAACCAAGAATTTTAACGAGGTCATCACGAGTGGCTTTTTTGTCTTCACGATATGCTTTAAGAATATCTGCTTCAGAGTTATAACCAAATTTACCAAGTTCAAACTGTTGTTTAGCCAAATCTAGTTTAGCTTGTTTTTGTTCTTTAACATCTTGTGCATAGCCAGCAATAGCAGGTTGTACGCCCTGACCAATATTAACACCGCCAAAAGGAGATGCACCGCCCATCATACCCATACCTGCTTGGAGTAAGCGTAAACCCTGAGAAGACTTAGCATCTGCTTCAGTAGTCAAACCAGCTTGAGATAACATATCACCATACTTAGTAGCAAAATCAGTTTTAGGTTGCATTGCCTTGTTCTTAGCAATTTGTTCTTCCATTGGGGTTTTATATTCTTGCATTAACATAGACTTAATGGAACTATCATCTTTTACTACATCCCCTTCAGCAAACGCAACAATACCACCACCAGCGCCTTGGTAGTTATAGTTTTGACCAATACCCGCTGGACGCATCTGGCTACGAAACGCTTGTTGCCCTGTAGCTGCTTGCGCAGTTTGTGGGTCGTTCATTCTTGGGTCAGCTTTTTGAGCTAATTGTTTATCATCTAAACGACCAAGCATTGCATCTAACTTGGGAGCAGGTACACCGCTAGCAATACCGCCTTTAGCCATCTTAACAATGTCTTCAGTGGAACCACCTTGGGCAGCAGTAGCTAACTTATACGCGCCAATACCAGCAGTACCAAGACCAGCCAATGTAGATACAGAACTTGGCGCAGCCTGATAAGACTGAGTAGTAGTTGCTTGCATAGGTAAACCACGCAATAAAGAACTCATGTTTGCTAACTGAGTCATTGGGTATTGCTGAGCAGTAGCGTAGTTTTGAATCTGCTGATTAATAATATTTTGTTGTTGTGCTTGCTGAGCAGCACCTGCAGCTTGTTGAGCCTGTGCAATATTAAGTTCAGTACCTGTTTGTTGACCAGCAATATTAGCCAAATTAGTACCTTGAGCACCAAGTTGTTGATATGCAGCTTGTTGAGCAGCTGTACCTTGTAAACCAGTATTAGCTCCAGATATGCCTTGTCCGTATAACTGATTGGCTGTAGAAAGACCTTGTAACCCAGCTTGTTGACCTTGCATTGCAGCATTAACACCAGATAGACCCACACCAGCACCCTGCATAGCCGCTTGTTGACCAGCGAGCCCAGCATTAACACCAGCCAAACCAGTATTAGCACCTTGAATATTTGCTTGTTGTCCAGCAAGAGCGGCGTTAACACCGGATAGACCTACACCAGCACCTTGCATAGCAGCCTGTTGGCCTTGAATACCTTGAGCTGTACCTTGCATACCAAGATTGGCTGCAGTCTGCATATTCTGATTAGCTGTATTATAGGCTTGGTTATACGCATTACCAACAAGTTGGTTCTGTGCAAGCATTTGGTTTTGTTGGTTTAATCCCTGCATAACGGCTTGACGACCACCACCAAATGCACCCTGTTGAGTAGCTTGTCCTTGATTTTGCGCATTAATTTGCCCAAATTGTTGGTTCTGAAGCTGCATAGCTGGGTTTAATGTAGCTTGCAAATATGGGTTCATATAAGACTGAACTGCTCCAGCATTAGTAGCATTTTGTCCATAAGATAAACCTTGCTCCGCACCCAATGCCCCATAACCAGCAGCATTTTGACCAGCTTGCATACCAGCATTTCCATAACCTAAACCACCAACAGTACCAATAGCCCCTGCAAGTTGACCAGCTTGTGCGCCTTGATTGCCGTAACGCATACCACCCATAGTACCAAGAGCAGCTGCAGTTTGACCGGCTTGGGCACCCATACCACCATAACCCATACCACCAACAGCACCAATATCAGCAGCATTTTGACCATATTGTTGTGCTTGCGGAGCCAAACTAGCTGCACTAGCTCCAAAATTAGCGCCTAACCCACCATACTGAGCAGCTGTATTTGCAGTACTTAAAGCGCCTAAACCGGCTGTAGTAGCATAATCCGTACCTGTAGCATATTGCCCAGGAGTTTGCATATTAGCAATATTAGACTGGGCTTGTTGTTGTAATGGAGAAAAGCCAGCAACATAATCTGTTGGACTAGAGCTATACGGAGTATATGGCTTCATGCTGGTTACATTACCAGAGTCATCATAATTAAAAATCTGTTGCTGAGCAGCACCAAGCATTGTTTCTACATAAGGCTGAGCATATGTAGGGATATTAGTATTAGTTACGTTAGTTTGGGTAGGTGCTGGGGAACCCGAAGAACCACCGCCGCTAGAGCCGCCACGAGCAACACCGCCGTCAGCAAATAATTTTTGTTTCCATCTTAATAAACTCATATTTTTGTCTCTACAATAATGTACCGCTCTTCAAACCCATAACGACTCCACAAACGAGCTATTGCTTCTCTAGCCGCACCTTGTATTTTAGTCGCCCCAAAGGACTTCAAAACATTTCTTAACTGCGCAAAAGTATCTCGGTTAGACACTAATCTACCACCAATAAACGTTATAAATGCTACACGGTCATTCGGCATATTAATAAAGTTTACCGTCGCTGCTCCATGTAATTTACCTTCTTCATCTGCTGCTACTAACAATAACCATGACCCTTGTGCTATATACACTTTAATCTGGTCTAATGTGTAATCATCGCCACCAAACTTTTGAGCTTCAGCAATATACTGCTCGACCAAAGGCCAAGTTTGATGCACATGCTGATGGGCTACGTGACTAATTGTTAAGGTCATGCTTTTAAATACTTATCCGCTTTAATTTGTTTACCCTGTTTCTTAGTACCCGTACGAGCCGCACGTACTCTATCCATCATAGCGTATAACTTCTTAGCACCTGCATCAGTAGAGCCGTTACCCAAATGACTAACAACATCAGCAGGTACGACAAACTCGCCATCTGCCAAACGCGCAGGTTGTTTAGCACCAATTTGAGCTGGGATATTATCTGACATGCCATCGCCGGGGCCTTTCAATAAACGACCACCATCTGAATAACTGCCTAAATGCCCAATACCACCACCAGCTGCATAATGTTTAAAGTCTTTTGGTAAACCACCTGTAGCGCCAGCAATATTAGAACTACCATCGCTAGAAGAAGTATACATAGCAGCTTGTCTTTCGGCTTCTGCTGCGGCTTCAGCAGCAATTCTATCGTTGTATGCTTTAGTACCTACAATTGCTCCGGGATTTTGAAACTGCACAGGGGCTACATTAGTTGGTCGAGTAAAAGTAGGAGTTGAATAGCCTTGATATTGTGTTTGTGGAGCCGCTGCCATAATACCTGCTGGTTGCATAGGGGCTACAGGAGGGGTTTGTCCTGGCATAGGGCTAGCTGCATTTCGTGCAGCCATACGAGATACTAAGTCTTGTGTTAAAGCATTATTAGTATTTACTGAATTTTGGGTAATGAAGTTTGGCATAGCCTGTAGCGGTATGTTTGGTTGTCCCCCTGTAGTTCCACCCCCAGCAAAACGTTCTGCGCCAGTATATGGGTCTACACTTGCGTCTGAAATTCCCGATACTATATTTTGTGATATTGGAACGTTAGTTGGATTTGAAAAAGTGTCACTATTAATAGTAGATTGTGGGTATATTTGGTTTTGAGCCACGCCATTAGTTTGAAACATTTGCCCTGCGCCATCAACATTTTGGTTGTCTCCAGCAATACCACCTGCTGCCATAGCTACTACGTGCCCACCTTCAGCGGCATAAGCATTGTATGGGTTTTTAACGTAGTTTGGATATACTGGTTTATAGGCTGGGTTTGGTTGCGCTGTGGTTAAAGGCGTATAGTTTTCACGACTATAGTGGAAATCTGTTAGTGGGCCTTCATATGTAGTATCTGTTGGAGTACCATATTTTTTATTATCTTGGTTAATAAAATATCCAAGAGCTGTAGCACCAAGCCCTAATTTAGCGGCTGTGCCCATATTACTACCCCAGAAACCAGCTCCAGCACCACCAACTCCACCAGCGCCAGCTCCACCAACTCCACCAGCAGCGCCAGCTCCACCGGCAGCGCCTACAGTAGAACCTGCGGTACCGGCTGCGGAACCCGTAGCAGAATATCCAGCAAATACGTCACCGGCAGTTCCAGCTCCGCCAGCCCCAACACCGCCATTAAAACCAGCAGAACTCCAACCAGGACCAAAGGCAGTTGCATCAGTAGAAGCAAGAGTACCAGAAACAGGGGCCGTAGCAATAGTAGGAGTAGCGCCAGCAATACCTTCAGTTCCAATAGCTGTTGTACCCAGAGCACCACCTAAAGCGCCAGCGCCAGCGCCCATTAAAGCACTTCGACCCACATCTTGCCCAGTTACGGCAGCGGTTAAACCAGAAGCGGCGGCGGCGGCGGCACCAGAAGTTAAAGCTCCAGCGGCTGTAGCACCCATAGCATCAACCAACCAAGGGGAAGCCGCGCCGTCCGTAGCAATCGTAGCCGCCAAAGCAGCTGCTATAGGTAAATAACTTTCTGCACCACCAGAATTTCCGCCAGCCATAGTCTATCCTTTAATTTTTGTCAATTTTATCACCAATATGCCAATTTAGGTCTTGATTTTTAGAACATTACCCGCAGTAGTATCATAGTAAACATCGCCAGTTCTTAGTGTTGCTAAGCTAGTTTGCGTTGGTATAGATATTACAGCTAGTCCTGTGGTCTGGTTAATAGTACTTAAGTTTAGTGTAGTTGCTCGTAAAGCTCCAGGGTTATCTGTCTGAGAAAAGTACAATCTTAGGATGCGAATAAACTCATCCATAAACCGCTGGTCATATTCTAATGGGGCTGAAGGTAGCCTTGGTGCTGTACTAGTAGTACCTGTACCACGAGTTGCTATAGCCATTATCTTCTTCCATCTGGTTTAATATCAATCCTAGGAACACCTAACTGCCATTGAGTACCTAGCTCATTAGACTCCACTTTAAACGCCATTTGACGCCCACGCATCCGCACATACGCGTATTCCGTAAACTGTTGAATATTGTAGGTACGGGTGTTTTGGTAATTTTGTTTGCTAATTACTGCAGGGTTATTATCTGTACCATAATTAGAACCAGGGTTTTGACGAGGTAGTACAGTAAAGTTTAAAGACGGCGCATTGTTATAAGAACCATTAAATGACACATCAGGAATTAAACGCCAGACAAACCCAAAGTTATGCCCATCACCAATATCAAAGTCAGAAGATTGAATATAAGAATCAATAGCAGTAGCTGGGTTAGTTTCCCCATTATTTACGTTGTTTTCATGGTATATAAGGTTAGAGTATGTGGTACTTCCAACTACATAATTAGTAGCCATAGGACTACTACGTATTGGGCTATCCAGCCATGCTGTGCGAGCTAAAGTACCATAATACCAAATACGTTCTAAATGGTTATATATTACATAGCGGTCAATGTAGTTTGAATTAGCAGAACAGTAAAACCACCATACTTCATTAAATCCTTCATTAGTACCAGCAAAAAACTGGAACGCTTGGACCATATTAATGTCTTTAAAGATATAGTCTCGTAAAGTACAAGGTAACGTTTCATTACGACCAGAGTACATGTAAAACTTATCTGTACCCATCCAGTAGGTAATATTGTTTGCAATTGCCGTAACGTTTGGCGATACGATAGAAATGTTATCCGCAAGTAACTGAAAACCCCAAACATAAGGAGCGCCTAAATACTGCATAGAATAAAGGGTAGCATCTGTCCAAATTAAAATCTCTTGGCGAGATTGTAGTGCCGTAATAATAGTAGAACCATGGCTTAGCAAATAACTACCTGCTTGATTAGTAACTGAAGGTGTCCAAGTTAATACGCTTTCTTGGTCAGACCAACGCACCAATAATGGGTTTAAAACTGTATCGCCATAATCGTTAGTACCAAAAGCAATTGTAAAACGGCTAGCATCTGAAGTCATTACATAGTTGCAATATAACGGGCAATCTGTATCCCCATGCCACCATTGCACACCGTTTTGAGTGTTAGTATTACTAGATGAAATTACTTGGGCTACATTGTATGTATTTGCATTAGCTGTATCAACAACCCAATAGTAAATAGGTCCCCCACGAGGGTTAAACAATAAATTCTGACCAAAGTTATCTTGACTCCATAAACGAAGCTGAACACCAATACCCAGACCTGCAGGGGCAGAAGAACCCCAACCAGTAGACGTATATCCAGTAGTTACACCTGACCAGCCACCAGCACCCCAACCAACGTTAGTAGTATAAATAGCACTACCAGAAGTAATTTTATATGCTGCAATAGTAGACCCACCGCCATTACCGGAATCCCCCGCGGTAGCAGTAACGGCTACTGTAATTGTATACTGGCTTGAAGATACATAAGTAATTACATACCCGGCTGTAGCATTAAGAACAGCAGCAGTTACATCCCCACCAAGACTAACTGCACTAGTAAAAGTAACAAAGTCGCCCGTTTGAGCTCCATGACCTACATCAGTTACAGTAATAGTAGAGAGGCCAGTAGTAGCTGCAAAAGTAGCCTCCCCCGCTGTAGTTACAGAACGTATTGGAGTAATGTCATAGGCATAACCACCAGTACCTTGTTGTACATAGAACTTTTGGTTTGTGCCAACACCTAGGTAGTTATACCCGTTAAGGCCAATCCAGTTCCATAAAGAACGAATAACCCCAACATATTGGCCACCAGTAATTACGGTGCCACCATCTAATACCCAACCACCAATTTTTTCTACTTGTCCAGAACGAAAGCGAATCTTATCGCCAGCATACCAACCGCCTTCGTTAGCAAGCGTTGTACCTTCACGGTTAATGCCTGGGCGAAATTGTAATTTTTGTAATGGCATTAGTAGGTATCCAGTGCTTTTTGTGCAAGTGCGGTTTTTTCAACACGCTCAGCGTATCCAGTCATTCCACCATTAACTCTATGGGTTATTTCTTTTATATCTCCAGCATCTGCAAGAGAGTTTAAATTCTTTTTATTCCAAAACCAACCTGCAGATAGGGCAGCCCATTTAGGTTCAAGGATAATATCTGGATGTGTAATTGTATCAATACCTAGGCTAGTACCACAAAACAAATAAACTTCTTTACCAGTTAACTGTATGACACCACGTCCACGGTATTTAAACCCATCACCTTCTTCGGTATTACCCATCCGTCCAGCATACACTTTGTTTGCTATCTTCTCGGGATTATTGGCGTACTTATCAGCAGTATCATGGTCAGGAAACCTAGAAGGCCAAACCCGCATAAGGGCATTAGCTGAGTAATGTAAGTTTTCTTCTAAAGTCTTAAAGTTATTAGACTCGTGTATGCACTGCCCTAAAAAAGCGGCTTGTCTTTTAGTAGTAGAAATACCATATTTTACAAACGTAGTAACTAATGGTTCGTACCATTTTCCATCAATACCAAGAGACTTTAACTGTTCAGGACTCATTTAATACCTATCTGTGCATTAACCCAATCTTGTAAGCTTGTTAATTGGACCGTTGCTGCAGCGCATTGTCCAGCAAGTATTGGGTAGGCGGTTTCTGCATCAGTTCCTTTGGGGGCTGGGGAAATGCCGGACATTGAACCGCTACTGGGGTTGCGCACGCCACTAGTATAGAAGTTACGCACAGCAGAAAGCTTGCTTTCATAATCATTTTTAATTCCTTTATTTACTAAATCTTGTTGTTTTTTAACTGACTCAACATTAGCTTCTTGCGCTTTAGCAATGGCAACCACTTCTTTCTTAAATGCCATGTAATCCACATCACGTGTATGCCAACCAGCATAGAAAATGCCAAGTACACATACAACTCCCGCGATAAGTTTGGCATATAGTAGATTCATCGTTCGATAGGTTGAGTAGTTATAAAGCGTAAAATTGCAACAATAATTCCAATAGTGAAAAAAGTTACTCCATAAAACTTAGGTTCAAGTAAAGCCTGTACATATGGAAATAACTCCATAGCCGCGCCTAGTACCGCTAGCGCAAAAGCAAACCACATAGTCTTAGACTTGCGCATTTTCATTTTGCTTTAGTTTTTGCGGTTTTAACTGTAGCCTTTGGTTTGCGCATGGATGCCTTTGGAACTATCACTTTCTTTGCTGCTGGTTTTTTCTTTGGGCGTGGGTCAAAGTCTTCGCTTAAAACTGGAAAAGGCCACATCTTAAACTCTGGCGTTTTTGTGTCAATTTGAACTTTACCAACTTCCATATTAATTTTAGGCATGTAGCCTAGTTTGTCAAACATCCAAGTTACTATAAACATTATTCTTCCTCTACATATTTTAAAGTTTGTGGTTTATTAAATGCTGCTGTTAATAGTACTTGTTGATTTGTCTCTTGCGCTTTAACCATTTCGTTCCTAAAAGACTCAACTGCTGCTGAAGTGCTGCGTTGCTGTTTAGAATTCTCAATCATTAAAATTGGAAGCCAAGCCATAGCGCAGCCTTTTTCATCTACAGAATCACCAGTAGTTGGATTTGTACCAGCAAAAGTTTGAAACCATACACAACGATGAATTGCGTTGTCTTTAATTTCTTCACATTTAGCCCCTAATGGGCAAGTAAGTACTGTTTTAAGTTCCATTAGTTTTTAGCGCAAATAATGAGGTCGATGTATCGTGGAGCCCAATTAGACGCACTTCCATTGGCTGCTGTTGTACCAGATACTGTTACTGTGTGATTATGTGCTGGGTCTGACGCACTTGTTGTTCCAGAGTATGTATGACTATGGTCAGCAGAGGCATCTCCAAGAGAAATTCCTGTATAAGCGTTATTTAGTACTGGGTTTGTGTAATCTCCACGAACCGCATTGTAGTCACCACGAATATTAATTTGACCACCAGATGGCACGTTATAAATAAAGGTAGATGCAAAACTATGGCCATGGCCTGGGTCTGATACAGAGTGACTGTGGGTTACACTTTGCCCACTAGATGTGCCGCTAAATGTATGCGAGTGATTAATGCTAGTTGTACTAGTTGTGCCTGAAGAGGAAACAGTATGGGTATGGCTTGGAACTACATCCATTAAAATAGGACTTGCAGAACCGCCTACTCCGTTCCCTGCTGTATTAACAACACGAAGCATACGGTTAGTAGCATTATCAGAGGTATCTTGCGTCCAGCCAGTAGGGGCGGAGGATTGAGCAAATGGAAGTCTTGTACCTGATGGGAATGCGTTAGACACCGCTGTGGTTACAAAAGCCGTTGTAGCTAATTGGGTATTATTAGTACCTGCGGCTTGGGTTGTACCCACTGCCCCACTTGAAACTGTTGTTGTTACAGTTGCAGCGCTACCGCCAATGCTTAATCCAGAAGCTGTTCCAGTTAACCCAGTACCGGCACCGGAAAAAGAGCCTGAATTTAAAGTTAATCCACTTGAGCCTATTGTCCCCCAAGTTACTGAACCAGAAGAAGGTTGAAAATAAATGGAACCTGTAGAATACCCACGAATAGCTACGTTTGTATTATCTCCATATAGTCCTGTAGCAATACCACCCCCAATAGCTAAACTATTTTGGAAGTTTGCAATTCCAGTAAAAGTAGAAGTACCAGTAAATGACGAAGTACCACCAATTGATAAAGTGCCACCAACAGAAGCGTTACCTGTAACGGTAAAGTTACTAGGTGTACCGCCAGTACTAGCAAAAAAGTTTGTTCCGTCTGACCAAATAGATGTTGTCATACCTGCTGGAATAGTTACACCTGAACCAGCGGCAGTAGTATTACCAATAACAGAAGAGTTATAGAAAGTAGCTGTATATGCAGTGTTATTCCAAACTGTATAAGTTTTACTTACAGGCGGGGCAAAAATGTTAAAGTTAGCGCCCAGAGTACCTGCATTTAGTTTTAATACAGCATAGATTGATTGATTTAGTGAAGGGGTAGCAGACGGCCCGTTTACGTATGTAAGTACTTGATTATTAGAGGTTGGGCTTACTGTAACCGCTTGATAGCCTGCAATAGCCGTTTCAAATACATACTGAAAGTTATTATTAGTAGTGCCACCCCAAGAACCAGGCTGGTCTCCAGCACCGATTAATTCGGTTCGTAGTATGGGTGAGTAGGTGCTTGCCATGTTTATCCTTTATGGGAAGTTATTATTAACTGGAACCCAAGTTACTGTTTGTCCATCATTAATACTTACCCATGAACCCGCAGTAGCGTTATTAATCTGCGCCCAATTACTTGTTTGGCCGTCGTTAATTTTAAACCAACCACGAGGGAAAGGGCTGTCTAATAATACCAAATTTTCGGCTATCTGGCTATTAAATGCGGCAATTACAGTTATAGCGTCAGCGGGTACTAGATTTTCGGTTACTAGGGCGTTATGGGTGCGTAAGGCAGTTTGAGCATCCGCTAGGGTTAAGGCTTCAGCTATGTTTGAGTTATGTATGCGTATCGCTAGGCTAGAGTCGGCTGCAGTTAGAGCTTCAGAAAGACTGGATACAAAAGCTGCAGTAGCTGAAATAGCATCTGCTAGGGCAGTATTTTCGGTAATAACAGTTGAAAAAGAAGCTATTACGGTTTGGCTGTTATCAACCCCGATGTTCTCTAAAACCACGCTGGCGAAGCTTGCTACAACCGTCTGGGAGTTATCTAGCGTTAGGGCTTCAGTTATATCTGAGTTTTGAATGCGGATAACTACGCTAGAGTCGGCTAAATCAGCAGCCTCGACAATTGCAACAGCAAAAGCAGCTAAAACAGATGGGGTATCTGCAAAAGACGCATTTTCAATAACAACAGCAAAAAGGGTGCGAAGCCCATTTACAGAATCAGCTAGGGTTATAGGTTCTGTAATGTTATTATTAAAAGACGCAACTGTACTGGGTATGTCGTTGATAATAAAAGGCTCCGTAATGGAATCCCCCCATTTAACAATACCCCTTTGTACAAAAGGTCCAGAGCTTATCGGCTGTTTACCGAACATAGCTTAGCAGTCTACTGCACCTTGATAATCAGCCATAGTCTTTAATACTTCATAAATAGCTGGGATTAAATCGCCTTTTAAATCTTCCATAGCGATGTAATGAGCCAGCTCTGCAACTGTAGACCTGTTTGAGTGCCTAGCGTCTTCATCATAGTAGATAGCTACTTGTACTTGAAGTTGGTCTTTTGTGCCGTAAAAGTTAGTAATGCGGGCATAAGCCTGCGGTGCTGCTGGGCCAAACTGTGTTGCAATTTGTAATTTTAGTGCCATTGTAATTCTCCTTAATAAGTTACTTCTGTAGTTTGTATTTGTGCAACTGTTCTAATCGTGGTTGCTGCTGCACCAGTAAAGGTAACTTTCAATCCACCATTGGTTGTATCTGCTGTTAATGCTACATCCCATGCCGCAGTTCCTGTGTCACCAAAACTTGAAGTAATAGTGGGTGAACCAATTAGTCTTGTACCGCCTACCGCAGAAGTACGCATAATTGCACCTTCAATACTCCAACCTTTAGTCAGAGAAGTAGCTGTAATTGTTCCAGCGACTGTCTGCGCCCCAGTTGTAGCGTTAGTATATTGAACAGTAGTAGTTGTACAAGCTGTTACTGTTTGTGTTCCGTTAAATCCTAAAGGAGTTACACCAGCCACCACAATAGTCTGTCCTACTACAAATGGGGCTACAGTCTGCGTAGCAAAAGTAATCGTTGCAGTACCAGCCGCACCAGCAGTAGCAGTAGTAGCTAAAGCAAACTGAGCAGTAGATATAACAGAGCCTTTAAAGTAATAAGCAGAGTTGTTAGGTAGGATTACTTGGTTTGCTGTTCCTGCGGCATTAGAGTCTGCACAAAGAACTGTAGCAGTAGCATCAGTAGTTTGTCTTGCAAGAACCAAAAGACCAGCTTGTGTAATGCCGTTTGCCCCAGCTATTGGGTTAGAGCAAGCTGGAAAAACATGGTTTCCAACTATACCTCTTGTGGTTCCTTGTTGTCCACCACCAATAAAACTGTAACTGCCGTTTCCTACATGATTATCCCCCGCACCAATAAACGCAGAAAACCCTGATGCTGTACTTGACCTACCAGCAACAATCGCAGAGTTGCTACCGCCAGTATTAATAACATGGTTTATCCCAGCACCAATAAATGCGTTAGTTATTGAAGATGCAGAAGCTATAATATTTCCATTATTTCCAAATGCTTTATTTCCGCCACCACAAATTACAGAAGATTGCCCACCATTTTGATTTCCTGAACCACTTAAAACTGCTGACCAATCACCCGATGCCACATTCCTATTAGCCGCAGTACCAGCATCACCACCACCACCGATAAAGCTATATGCTCCTGTTGCTTGGTTATTACCACCACCGACTACTGTACCAAAGGCGTTGTAAAAACTCAGTGTAGATGCCGCAGTTAAGGTGACTGCTGTAGAAGTTGTTATGGTAAATGCTGTACCAGTAATGGTTGTTGATGCAACAGTTTGTGATGCACTTACTGTCCAAGAAAGACCTGAGCCTGAAACAATGTATGTCCCTGCTGTAACGCCTGTACCAGTTAAGACTTGACCAGCAATAATAGTCCCAGAAGAAAGTGAGCCAACTGTAAGCGTTGTTCCAGAGATGGTAGACGTTGCCATTACCGCTGGAGTACCAGTAGTTACTGCGCCTGTAACCATTACAGGAACAAAGTTTGTACCAATAGAAATTTGTGCAGCGTTTGCTAAAACAAATTGACCAACTTTAATATTGGCGTTTGCGCTTGTAAGATAGGTTGTAGTAGCCGCTGTTTGGGCAATGGTTGTGGTGTTTGTGGTAATTGTGCCAAGTTGGTTATTAGAGTTTGTGTATCCATTACCAACAAAACCATAGTAACCAGCCGAGGTATTTATTGCTCCACCAGTAATAGAGCCATAGGTTTGCGACACTGTGTTTACATTACCACCAAGAACACTAGAAAATAAACCAGTTGCTTGATTGCCATCTCCACCAGCTATAACTGGAAAGTTTTGCCCAGATGCTATATGTGAACGACCACCACCAATAAATGCCCCCGAAGCTCCTGATGCTAAGTTATTCCATCCACCACCGATAAATGCACCTGTACCAGATGCTGTATTGCCAGAAAATGTTGTTCCGCTAGTACCACCACCACCAATTGCTGAGCCTGCGCCTGATGCTACATTTTTAAAACCGCCTGCTACAGTAGACCAATCACCTGATGCAGCGTTCCTGTTTGTGTTTGTTCCTGCGTCTCCGCCTCCACCGATGAATGAGTAGCTACCAGTAGCCTGATTGTTTCCACCACCGACTACTACCCCATGTGGAGTAAGGAAAGATAGGGTTACACCAGCAGCAGTTGTAGCAGCTTGGCTGATTGTGAATGTATAGGCTGTGCCAGTAATTGTTGTAGAAGCTACAGTCTGAGAAGTAGATACAGTCCAAGTAGAAGCTGAACCACTAACAATATAAGTACCAGCAGTTACACCAGTACCAGTTAAAACCATACCAGCAATAATTGTGCCTGATGCTAAAGAGCCTACAGTAAGCGTTGTTCCACTAATAGTAGAAGTGTTCATTACTGCGGCAGTACCAGTAGTTACTGTGGATGTTGCGTAGGTATTACTTGGTACTCCTGTTGCGGAAATATACTGACCTACTTTAATGTTAGCGTTTACAGAAGATAAGTAAACAGTAGTCTGTGCAGTTAAAGCAATAGTTGTTGTATTGGTTGTTACTGCTGTATTTGATGTTCCTGAATTTACCGCACCACCGCCAATAAAGTTTAAATATCCGTTTGCAGTATGGCTTATTCCACCAACGATTGCTGATGAATTATTTGCGGTATTGGCATTTCCAGCCCCAATAAAAGTATAGTTTCCAGTAGCAGAATTTGAATTGCCTGAACCAACAAATGTTGCAAATCCTAAACTAGAATTAGATGCTCCACCAGCAATTACAGATTGTGTGCCACTTGCTACTTGGTTTGCAGCACCTCTATTAGTCTGCCAATCAGTCGCATTAGCACCCCTAGCGTTACCGCCTGCTGTTGTAGATGTAGTCTTTTGTGCTTGTAATGCGCCTGTTCCTAATGGGGATAGTACTAATGGGGTATTAGTACCACCAGTAGCCTGAATCATTGGGTAACTAGCATCACCAGTAATGGTTACATAAGTAGTAGAACCACTAGCTAATGTTGCTGTACCAGTAGAACCTAAAGTTGTAAATGTACCTGTATTGGGTGCTGTATTACCAATAGTAGGTGGACTAGAAAGGTCTAATGCACCGCCTAGTGTGAGGTTTCCACTAGAGGTAACTGTGCCACTTAAACTAATTCCTGAAACTGTGCCTGTACCGCCTACGCTTGTAACTGTGCCTGTAGTATTAGACTTTCCATTAAATGTAGTCCAATCAGCAGCAGATAGATAACCATCTACGCTTGTAGTTGCTTTAGCCATGCTAATAACAGGGGTTGTAGTTCCTGTAGCAACTGCAACTGGTGCTGTGCCTGTTACGGATGTTACTGTACCCCCTGTTACTGGCCCATAGGTTAGCTCTTTAGTTGTAGTGTTGTAATAGACACCGTTTGTTACCGAACCTGTGTTGTTGCGAACTGGGTTGATGTATAAACCAGCGTTAGTGCCGTTAAGTTGTCCAGCGGAAGCATTAATAATTATTGAATTAGCTGGTTGATTTGTTTGACCAGCACCCGAACCAATTGCTACAGCGTAGTCGCCTTGCTTAGTAAGCCCAGCATTATTACCAACCGCTAGAGCATTTTCGCCTTGAGGAAATCCAATAAAAAGTTGAACAGGGTCAGAAAGACCATCTGCTGACGCTGATATTTCCAAGGTAGTGCTGTCCACCACAGTTACTACAGATTGTCTTTGAGTAAACGAGTTAACAGAAAATATGAGCATTCCTACTTCAATGCCAGTGGTGTCAGTTACAACCATAGTAGTATCTACTACTCCTCCGCTAACCCAAGTTGCGTAAATCAAATCTGGCTCACCACCACCTATTGCAATAGCTTGACTACTTTGATAAAAAGGCGAACTAGTAGTACCAATAGCAATTGAGTTACTTGATTGCCCAAATATTCCAGCACTCAAGCCAATTGCTACTGCGCCTGTGCCTTGATTAACAGCGCCAGCATCATTACCAATTGCTACAGCGTAATTTTGTTGGGTAACATTTCCAGCGGCAGGACCAATAGCTACAGCAGCTATGCCTTGTGTATCAATACCCGCAGATTTTCCTATTGCTACAGAATATTGTCCTTGTGCATTATTACCAGCATCTACACCAATCGCTATAGATGTGCCTCCTTGGTCTGTCTGACCTGCGTTTGTACCGACTGCAACTGATTCATACCCTTGATTAGAGTTACCAGCATTCTTGCCAACTGCTACAGCGGAGCCGCTTTGTGTATCAATACCAGCATCTGTACCAATAGCCACACTTGTTGCATCAGCAGGACCGTATACAGCCCTACCAGACGGATAGTCCACCCATACAGTTAAAGGCGAAGTAAAAGTAGATACTGCATTGCCAGCGTTAGAAGAAGATAGTATTGTTGTACGGGTGAGTGTCGGACCAGTGGTCGAGTAAGTACCAATACCCACTTCCCAGTTTGTACCATCCGTAGCGCCATAATAGGTCGTGTTTGTATCGCCTACACCAGCTAAAGACTGATAACCAGTCTGAGCGCCAAGCAAAGTAAAGCTAACAGTCGTATTTGCTGTTGCTGATTCCTGCGCACGGTCTAATAGTACTAAAGCCATATTATTGCCTATTATCTATCAGTACCCACTGGGTACTTTCGGTGTTGTCTATTTTAACCCAAGCAAAGCCTATTGGGGCATCTAAAAGATTGATATTTTCAGTTATTACTGGATACTGTGTTGTATTACCTAATGAAAAATCTGCTAGGTTAATGTTTTCGTTAATATTAGCCACAAAAACTAATATTGCTGTTTGGGCATTTGCTACGGTTAAAGCCTCGGTAATAGCGGCAAAAAAAGCAAAAATACCTTGAACGTTATCGTTTGCTGTTATTACTTCTGTTCTAGAAGCTGAAAAATTTGCTATTACTGTGGCTGCGTCCTGTATTGTTTGTGGTTCATTTATAGATACATTCTGTGTTGTATTACCTAATGAAAAATCTGCTAGGTTAATGTTTTCGTTAATATTAGCCACAAAAACTAATATTGCTGTTTGGGCATTTGCTACGGTTAAAGCCTCGGTAATAGCTACTGCTGCTGCAAAAACTGCCGCACTAGTCTCATCTAAAGTTAGTCCTTCTGTCCTAGAAGCTATAAAACTAACTAAAACCGTGGCTGCGTCCTGTATTGTTTGTGGTTCATTTATAGATACATTCTGTGTTGTATTACCTAATGAAAAATCTGCAACTACCAAGTCTTCTAAAATAGAACTAACAAGCGCCGTTCCTGCAGTAGGAGTATCCGCAATTGCTATGTTTTCAGTTGCTGCAGATGCAAATTCCGTTATTAATTCACTAGAATCGGTTAAACCAAGCGCTTCGGTTATTAAATTAAAAAAGTTTTGGGTAGATTCTGAAGCATCTTGCAGAGAAAGCGATTCTGAAACCACTGCAGTTAATGCTGACCCAAAAAGCCATCCAGTATTATTCCCAGCATCAAAGTTACTAGTGGCGGTAGCTGTCCAAGTGCCCCCCGTTGCGTTTGAATCTTGAATGTTTAAATATGTTACGGTTGTAGCACCAGATGCCTTGGCTATTGTTGCTTGGGTGCCAGATACAGAACTTCTTAAATATTTAAGGGTAGTACCTGTTGTTGTAAAAGACCCTACAGTATTAGTGGTTCCTGCCGTAAATTGCAAAGCCCCGTTAACAAAACTTAAGGCACGGGTAGAGCCCATAGTTAAAGCGCCATTAATTGCATATGTTGTAGCAGAAGACCCGGCAGCACCAAAAGTAAGCGGAAAATTTAAAGTTTTATTATTGGTAGTAATTGTTTGCGTACCAGATGTGGCTGCAAATGTAATTGGGTTAGCTCCTGCTCCAAGAGTCATGGTCGAGGAAGTAGTTAAATTGCCATAGATTGTTTTAGTAAGATTTGCAACAGTTCCAGCAAATCCTGTGTAATTTAAATTTTTATATGCGTTACCTCCAGAGTCTGTTAGAACATACGTACCAGTAGTAATATTATAATTAAAGACGTTTGCTTCAGTAGGCCCACCAGTAGCAATAAACATATTTATTGCTATCGCAGAATTGTTTGATATGTTTACAGTTGGTGTGCCCGTATAAGTTACAGTAGTACAGTCTAAGCTAAATATAGTCCCTGTTGTACCACTTGCTTTTGTAACAGTAATGTTTCCAGTTCCAAACTTAAATTGACGGACAGAGGCAGCACTTGCAGCAAAATTACTTGCAGTCAATGTAAAATTGTTTAAATCTAAAGTACCAGCGGCTAAAAAATTAAAAGCCCTTGTTCCTGTGTTTAAGGCATCCGCCAATTGTAAAGTTCCACCATTTCCGTTTATTGTTATTCCATTTACTATATTACCCGCCGATGTAATAACTGCGGTGCCAGAAGTATGAGAAAAAGTCCAAGTGCTTCCTGCGGTAAAGGTCATACTACTGGTTAACGTAAGCGAACCATAAAAATAAGCAATTCCCGTGGCGGACCAAGTGCCCGTAAAACCAGTAAAATTTAAAGTTCTAAAATAGGCACCTGATGTTGCTGCAAAAGAATACGTTCCAGTTGTTATATTAAAATTAAACACATTGGTTTCTGTCCAACCAACGTTATTATTAATTGTTGAACTGGTAGCTGAGTTATTACTAATGTTTACTGTAGGGGTGCCTGTAAACGTGACGTTTGTGCCAACAGCAGACCAAGTTGTTCCAGAACCAAAACAAGTAATACTAGACGAACCAAAAGCAAACACAATACCGCTAGCGTTTACTGCGGTCATTGTAAAAGTAGAGCAAACCGCCCCACTGATAGTTACAATGCCTGTTCCAGATGCGGAATCAAAAGTAACAGCATCAGTAGAAATTGGAGCGCTTGCGCCGCCAGCACCGCCAGAAGAAAGAGACCAATTAGCTGTGGAGGCTGTGTCCCATGTTCCAGTACCGCCAACCCAGTACCTATTAGCCATTTAATTACCCCTGAAGGGTTTGGGTTGGGTCAGTAGGAATAACTATAGCTTCTTGCGAAGGCTCAAAAACAGCAAGCCAATTTGTTAAACGTTGTTGTTTAAGTGTTTCAATATCCTCGGCACTAAGCGCTGAATAGTCTTCTAAAGAAAGCACGATGGCATCACTAAAGACACCAAACCGTGTTTCAAAAGAAAACGTGTCAGAAATAAAACCACTTTCTAACGTTTGAACCGCCATTTTACGAAGTAGCTGTAGTTGTATATGTTACCGCTAAAGAATCACCGCTTGCTACAGTCTTTGAGCCACCAGTAAAGTTACCAGCAGAATACAAAATACCAGTAGTTGTGTCTTTAGTAGCAGAAGCAGATGCGCCGCCGTTAATAAAGCAACCGTTAACTGTTCCAGAACTAGTCATAGCAAAAGTCAATGCGCCACCAGTTTTAGAAGTAACGTTTGACGGTGTTGTACCAGAGGATGTTGCTGCAGTCCAGCTAACTGATTGGCGATTGCCTGTATATGTAGGAGCATTAGCTAGACCAACTTCAGTCCAAGTATGAGAAGCCATAGTGTCGGCTGCAGCATAAGTAGCTGTACCACCACAAAGACCTAAGTAGTTAGCACCAGATGCTGTACCACCAGCAGTACCAGTAGCGCCAAAATAATAATCAAATAAAGCTTGTTTACCTACAGCCATAACTAAGTTAGGAGCTTTATCTTCCCATTTTAGGTTGCCTTCGGAATCGTAGCACTTAACGTCATACCAGCCTTGGATTCCCAAAGTTTCGTTATGGTCTGCGCCACGGGTTACTGATGCGCTTGCGCTGTCACCAAAGTTTGATTGTTCATTGCTCATGTTAAGAAATCCTTAAAATAGAAGTTGTTGATGTTGCTGTTGGAAAAGTCACAGTAAAAGTACCTGCTGCTGTATTTGTTTTATCTGAACCAAAATCCAACACCGCTACAGCCGCTCCAGTAGTTGAATTATATATTAAAGCACATCTAGTAGTAAAGGAAGCTGGGTTCCAAACTGCATTAGAAAACGATATATATGCTGTGTCATTTGAAGCGTCATAGGTGGGCACTTGGCTAACTGTTAGAGTCTTACCGCCCGCTGTATAGCCAGTACCTGTAATCTCGCCTGTAGTGCTGTAGGCAACGGTATCTGGGGTCAAATCAGCCAAAGAAGTATAAAGGGCAATCTTATAGACATAAGTAGTACCAACGGCAAAGTTCTCTAAACCACTTAGGCAATTCTTTTTAAAGATGTTGCATTGGCCTTGAGAAATCATGGATTAACCTTAATTTTAGCTTGCCCATCACGATACGCATCGCCACGTTCCAGACCAGTACCAAGACGATTAAGCTGTCCGACAGCATCCTGATACATCTTTTCGTAGTAAGTAACCATATCTTGCTCACCCTTCATAAACAAAATAGCTTCTTTCATAGCGCCATAGAACAGTATTGGGTCGTAATTATCACCTAACCAGCTTGTGCCAGTAGCGTTATTTGCTGTAAGTACAGTAATACTAAAACCAGAACCTGTACCACCAAGGTCAGTCGAACTAGCACTTAGCACGTCTCCAACAATATAAAAACTACCACCATCAGTTAAGACCACAGAAGTTACTGCCCCGCCAACAACGTTAACTGTAGCAGTAGCGCCGCTTCCATTTCCACCAGTCAAAGTTACGTTTTGGTAGTTGCCATTAGTATATAAAGAACCACCAGTAGGGCTACCAAAAGTAGCAATCACACCCTGAACAATAGAAACTGGGTAATAAAAGTAATGTAGCTCTACTGGATAGCTGCTATCTGGGGTAGGTGCAACTAAAAAAGACAACTCATTAGGGTTGCCATACTGTGAACCAAATAACGCATAGTACTTAGGAACGCCTCCTGGAGTGCCCTGATAGGCTGTACCATTATAGGCAACACCTGGGTAAGATTCCCGAAGGAAGTTAACGTCTTTATTCAATAGATACACATAGTTATTAGTTTCGTCAATAACCGCTACAGAATAGGTTGATAAATAGTCATCTGGTAGAGATAAGTATTGATTTCCAGTAGAAAGATTACCTGTAACATTTTTACGCAACGCAGGGATTTGAACAGTATTGTAGACACGCTGCTCCGCCTCTTGGACAAAACGAGGTATGTTTGCTACAAATAGCGGTTCAGTATTCTCTGAATAGTCCTGTATTGCTTGATACAATTGGACATAATTCATTGCCATATGGGATTATCCTATTAAGCCATTGGGCCACGAGCCATCTTGCCCTTGGTCTGTGCTTTACCACCACGAACTTGGATACCAGAAGTCTTAGTAGGCTTGTAGTTACCCTTGCTTACGTTACCAACAGAAATATTAGACTCGTTCATAAAGTCTTTACCAGACTGTGTAGACATAGAAGGTAGTTTATTACCAACTTTTTTGTCGTCCATTGTATGGGGCGGAGCATAAACTGAAGCTGGTTTATTGTGAATAGCCATGATTAGAACCCTTTGCCTTTTAAACCAATAGAACCAAACTGATTATGCAAACGAGCACGACTGCTACCGTCGGCTTTAAGCATTTCATTTGATACGCCAGCGCTTTTATTACCTTTATCAATTTTTGCTGTTGGGCCTGAAATACCTAAGTTTTTACCCTTAGTTGCGCCTTTTTTAATAATACCGTCGCCTCTTGCCATTTTTATGCTCCTAATTAATTGTTACTTGCCCTACGGCAGTTGTTGCTACTAAAGTGTTTGGTGTTTCATTAAAATCGTATCTCATACCTACAGGGGCCCAACCCCATTGAATCTGTCTACTACCACCTGCAGGTGTACCATAGCCCAAGACTGCGGTACCACCATTAACATTTACGTCTAACCCAGTATTACCAGACTGATAATAACTATTATCCCGTCTTGGCTCCCGTACAGCTTGTGGGTCATTCACGGGGTACATTCCCAATTGTAACTGAGGTTGGTCAGGTTCCCAACACTCTGGACATACTTTAATGCTAACATTTTTGGTCTTAATCGTCAGCTTTTTAAGTTTTGTTAATTTAAACCTAAAACCACACCGGTCACATTCCGCAATGGCAAACTTACCAGACGCAAACATGGTTGTCATAATTAACTATTTCCTAAGAACGTCATCCTTGGAATAAACCTAATCGGAGCCTTTTCTCTATCTTCATCAGCAGCTAACTGGAATTGTTCGTCATAAACAGCTTTAAGAGCCACTGCGCGTTGCATGTCCATATTAGGTAGCTTCATAGACAAATAGTAAGCCAGTCCAGCTACCAAGCAGTTAACAAAACGGAACGGTATATCCTGGGTATTCACACCGCCACCCGCATCTTGGATGCGGCGCAACCGCCAGTAGATAAATTTATAATAAGGGTTTAACGCTGTACCTTGGTCTGGAGTAGGCCAAACTGTAACTTTAGGGGCATCAATCCCTGTAACTGAATCTGTGCCATTTGGTCCTGGTAATGGGTATTTAGCCCCAGACATACGTTGAATCCAAACTTGAATAGGGCGACCCTGAGCTAGTTTATTAGGTATTGTAGAGTAGGTAGATACACTGATGCGACTGATGGTGATATCGGTTTGATTATTTTGTTGCCCAGAATTAGTACGAATTTGCTGTTCCAACAAGTCAATTGTGTCAATAGGTAAGTCATAAGTATTTACGCCTTGAATTAAATCAATACTACCTTGCTCAATCGTCCACATATTAATGCCACGATTTGCCCATTCAATGGTAAGCAAGTTTAAAGAACGACGTGCAGTGCGCAAATCATAGCCAGTACGAAGCTCTGCACCGCAACGCTCAAAAGCCTCTTCGACTAAATCATTTAAATCTAAATTAAACGATGAGGTACCAGAAGTTGTCATTTATTTTTTCGCAGTCTTAGCAGATTTAATAAAGTCCGCTTTAGTAGGCGCACCTTTAGCTCCAACAGAGCGCATTTTTTCACCAGAGCCAGCTGCAATACGTGCTTGTTTTTTATGAATATTTTCATATAAACCAACTTTACCACCTTTAGCAAGAACAGCAGATTTAGAAGCTTTAGGAAGTTTACTGGGCATTACAGCGCCCATTCCACGAGAGGATTTCATTAGCACATCTTTCCGCGGGTTTTACCTTTAACTTCAATGCCACCACCTTTAGACATTTTTTTCATAGTCTTGCCACCGCTGCACATGCCACCGCTTTTAAGGGTTAGCTTAGTGCCTTTACCGCCTTTATGTTCTTGGGCATCATGCTCTTTAAATGCTTTTTTAATCATTGCTTTGTCTTGAGCTTTATCCATCTTTGTATCTTCTTTCATATCACTCTTAGCCATACCGCCTCCTTTAAATGCTTTGTTTGCAAAATTGGGTACTCCACCATCTGTATGGTGGGTTTTTTGTTTATTAATAGCAGCAGGTAATCCACCAGCTTTCATACCTGCGTACTTATTATTATTTACATCTGGTACATCTTTTTGGTATCCATCAATACTACCCCCGCGAGTACGTTGTTTATTAACTTGGTTTTTTCCACCAAAAGAATAATTAACATTGCCGCCAGTACCAAACTTCTTGCCTTTATCGGCGGCTTCAAAGTCTTTGCCAACAGATTGAGGCACACCAACTTTTTTAGCCATTTTTGGGTTGTTAGCAATCATTTCCATAAAGTTGTGTTGCTTTTGAGATTTGCTTGGCATTTTATTTCCAATGGCTCATAAAGAAATCTGTAAACCAACCACCAGCTGCAACAATGCAAATCCACATTAAACCAGCTAATGATTTATTAATAATAGCTTTGCGTAACTCAGCACGTTCAGCTTCTGCTTGAATAGCCATACGTACCCAATGTATTTCATCAGGGCTTAGTGGATGAGACTCAACAGCTTCGTTAACAGCGGTTTTTACGAGCTGTATTAGCTCTAGTCTTGTTTGGTCGTCTAAAATCATTTTAACATTTCCAGCGTTTTAAACTGGCAGCTTTGCGAGTAGGCTTGCCGTTTTCGTCTTTCATCGGACCCGGCATACCAGACATACGGGCACAAAAAGACTTCTTGCGCGGTCCGCCTTCAGGTTGAGGAGCTTTTAGATTACTACCTGTTGCTGCATTATATTTAGCGCGGCCTTTAGCAGTGAGGCCAGCCCCTTTTGAGGCTGGAAGTTTCTCACCACGCCCAACTGCGAGAGATGGGGTTTTTTTAGCCATAATGAACTGTTTGAAATACTATATTAGTTACAACAATATAAATACCAGTTTGTGCTAAAACACCTTCACCAGGCAGAATAACCTGGAATGGTTGTACGCCAGTAGTTGTATTATAGCTAAGTAAATATTTACCAGTTGAATAAACGCAGGCAGTACTAGCCGCAATAGTTCCAGAATTAATATCTGTAATGGTAAATGTATTAGCACCAGTAACTGTAATTACATAGTTTCCAGCAACAGCAGAAACCCCGGAAGCGGCAGCATAAGTAATACCAATATTTTGCCCAGTAGTTAAACCGTGACCCGTTGAAGTTACAGTAACAGTTGTTCCGGAACGAGCGTAAGTAGCTGTAGTTACAGGCGCAGTTACAGTATCAAAAATATCAATACTGCCAGCAGTTCCAGTACCAAGATAAACCAAATTTTTAAGGCGCGTACGACCAGATACTGCTAAACCTGAACCGCTAAAATGCGAGCCCTTTACGTCATATTGCATTGTCATAATTAATCTCCTAAGTTGTAAATAGGGGGCCGAAACCCCCCGGGATTAATTAGCCAGCATTGCCAAATGGATATACAGTTTTAGTACCTAATGTACCATCAGCTTGTACGTAATTAACGTCAAGATTAAACTTACCAGCAGTCAAAGTAGTAAGCGTAACGCCAACAATAGACAATGTAAATACAACTTGTGACAAGTTAGTACCGTTAGACTGAAGAATATCAGTTGATGTAGCAGCCATATTAAGCAAGTTAGTCGCAGAATAGGTAGATGTTTGACGACCTACAGTGCCTACAGTTGTTGTACCTAAAGCTATGGTAGCGTAAGTTGGTGTACCTGCAGCAGCTGTGTAGCCATTAGAAACATAGATATTAACTGCGCTTAAACTAGCATTACCAACAGTAATTGCTGTTAAATAGTCAACCACAATTGACTCAATTTGTACGCCGGTTGGAAGGTACATTACAGCGCCACGGTAAATATTTGTACCAGAATCAGCAGGTATAGAAGCTACTGCGGATGGAAATACAGAAGAAGATGGGGTATAAACAGTAGCATTTACGTTAGCATCAGAAGACATCTGGTTGCCGTTAACAAATTGTTGCGCTGCACCAGGATATCCTGTAGTGCCATTACCTGTAGTTACAGAGTAGTCAACAAGGGCTTGTTGTGATAAACGAGCCGAACCTACGTTACGTAGTGGGCCAAAACGTACATCTCCAGCTAAAACTGGACCTTCAAAAGTTGCGCGTGCCATGATATATTTCCTATGCAAAAGTTAACCGTACAAATCGTTGCATCGTCTGCTGGGGCAGTCAAGTACGGTAAATTACCCAGATAGCCGTAGTTTACACTATTTTTTAAAAATACAACATCTTTATAAAGAAAAAAACCCCGCCTTTTGAGCAGGGTTTTTTATTAGGTAAGTTCTGGATTAGAACGAACCAGAAGAGCCCCACATACCTAGTGGGTCAGACCAACCGAAGCTGTAACGCTCGCGGGATTTGTAACGTACGTTACCTGTATCAAAGTCACCGTCCATAGAATTCTGGAGTGGTGTACGCTCGAAATGCTTCAGGCCGTTTGGAACGTCAGTGGTTAAGAACCATGCGTTTGTATCGGTCAAGAAGTGGTTAACTGTGTAACCTTCAGGGATTGTGCCGTTGTTGTTGATTGCGCTGATATCGTTGTTGTTTGTACCAACACGTAACTTAGTTTCAAGTAAACGAGTAGCAACGAACATCAATGATGGTGGAACAACCAATTTCTTAGGCTTAGCAGCGATAAGCAAGCCGCGCTCATCTGTCCAAGCAGCGATTTGAATAACAGCAGCTTCCAAAGAAGTTTCGTTTAAGTCAGCAGGAGTAGCAGCAGTATTGCTGTTAGTACCACCAGAAACCAATGGGTGAGATACGTTAAACAAAGATACGCCGTCGCCGCCGTTGTATGAACCACCAGTGTTGAAACCGTTGTTCAATACAGAAGCTGCTTTAACTTGCTTGGTGTAAGACATAGCACGAGCCAAAGCTTTAGTGTAACGAGCAGACAAGCTGTCGTACAAGTTATCTTCAATCGCTTCTTCAGTGATTGAGAAACCTAAAGCAATAGTTTCGTGTGAATATCGTGTAGACCATGCTTCTTGTGCATTATCGTAAGAGATAGCGCCGCCTTCGTTTTTAACTGGGGCTGCAGAGAAACCTGACAACTTGGTTTCTTCTTCGAAAGAACGCTCAGAAGATTCAGTTTCGTAAATCTCTTTGTGCTCTTCGCCGTAGCGTGCGTATTCTAATCCGAACAATGCGTTCAATCCGGGAAGTAACTCTTTTAGGAGTTGTGAACGTGAAATAGCCATGTTATAGCTCCTTTATTAGTTAGTTGTACCGGCAGATTGATAATATGAATGTACGCCAAAATTTAATTTAACGATACAGTCAGTATAAGCATCACCTGGGTTTGAAGGGAAGTTGCCGCCGAATGTGGAGCTGGAGTTAACCAAGTCAACAATCTTAACAGCCAACGCGGATGTATTAGCAATAGAACTAGACAGAGCGATTGTAGAATTGCCTGTAGTTGCGCTACCACCAAAGTTTGCCAATGCAGCAGTCTTACCAATAGAACCGTAACCTACGGAACCTTGGGATTGAACTTGATACAACTGGTCTGGGTCTTCTACAACACGAACAAAAATGTTGGTATAGCCAGCAGTTACAGCGTTAGCTGGTAAATACTGTGCATAGAGTGGGTAACCCAATTGTTGACCTGGCAACTGATAACGTACACCAACGCAAACACCAACTAAACCAACAGTGCTGGTAGTAGGGGTAGCTGTTAGTGCAGTAGGTTGACCGGCTGCTGAAACGCCTAAAGCGACCAAATCGCCAGAATAAATGGCAGTCGCTGTGTTTGTGGTCATCAAATACTCACGGATTGTTCCGCCAGTAAAGGATTGACCGCCGATTAAGCTAATCGGCTTTAGCCCGTAGGGGGCTGCTACTGTGCTCATAAGAGGCTCCTTAAATTAAATTAAAATTAACTTCCCTTACCGAAAGTAACTTTAGTAGCTCTGTCTTTAAACAAAGGCATACGTGGGTCATTCTGCGACAAGAAGTTATTATCTACCGACTCCATCTGACCTGCAGCTAACTTCTCGTAGTGAGCAGCGCGCTGTTTCATAAATTCTTCTGGGGCACGGCATAAAACTAAACCACCAATTTCGATTGAACCCTTAAACTGCCCATCAACGGACGCGTGGCTCATAAGTTCCGGGTAATCCTCAGCCTTAACAGGCTCAAAACCTTCCCTACGCTTAGCGGAGACATTCATTGGGTCGGATGAACCCATAGTAGATGTTCTTACCCAACGATGTGACCATCCTGGACGCGTATCTGGCGTTGGCAATAACTGTGGGGGGGCCCACTCAGCTACTGGTCTTGCTTCTGATTCGCGGGAATCTAATTCGCGTGTAAGTTTGGTCATGTTCTTTCTCCATTCATTTGTTCGGCAACCTTCTTGGCATACAGTTCTAGAGGCACACCTAAGCGCTTAGCAATCTGTACCTGAGTAGGCGTAAGTTGTATTTTCTTTGGGGCAACTGAGCGAGTAGCGGGAGCTACAACACTTGCAGCGGGTTTTGCACGGGTTTTAACCGGGGTTTTTGCTTCTACTTCTTCTGTATTTTCTTGCTCCTGAAAATGGTCAGGGAACCTTTTCCGAATTGTAACATTAATTTTTTCGTAATAGTCATCAGTACCAACATATTTTTCACCAAATTCTCTTGCAAGTTGGTTATGTTTAGTAATTGCTAACCCTGTCATTTCATCTTCTTCAGAAGAATCGCCACCATACCAAGGGTTTTCATCTAGCCATTTGGTAAGTTTTGGGTCTTGTGCTGGAGCTTCCGGAGTACTTTGCGGTACCTGATATTGGTTATCTCTAACTTCTATAGGGCGTAAGTTTTGTGCTTTATCTAATCTTAGTGTTGCCTCAGCAATTTTTAACTGTGCTTCAACCAAAGCATCAGAATCACCTGTGTCATAGGCTTCTTTGTAGGCTTTTTTAGCCATACTAAGTTCAGCTTCTGCTCCAGATTTACCTTGCTCGATAAAAATTTTGCTACCTTCGTGCAGCTGAGATTGTAGCTTGCGATTTTCATCTGCCATATATTGGGCTGCGCGAATTGCTTCTTCACGCATCCTAATAGCTTCTTCTTTAGCACGACGCTCATCATGGTAGCCTTTACTAAATTTCTTTAGTCTTTTCTGTACCTTTTTGTCATATTCACCTAGTTCGTCATCATCAACATCTTCTGGGGCGACATCCATTGGCTCACGGCCTTTGTCTTCGTCCGGAGTATCGTCAACAATTTCAATATCTACTTCAGGCACTGCTTTAGCTTTTACTTCTGCTTCTTGTTTGGCCTCAACTTCATCAGGGAACTCATAGGTAGCATTATCCTCACTAAGAGGAATAACTTTACCGCCCTTACCAAAAGTTACGGCACCAAATTCTTCTGTTGCCATTTAAATCTCCTTATGCACGCGTAATCCCGCGGGGGTCTTGAACTACGGCTTCAACTGAATCATCATTAATAATTCGGAACTCACGGCCATGAATCTTAAGGCGTGAACCAGAACTAGGACGAATCAATACAAAGTCACCAACCTTACAGAGGGGTCCACTAGGGAACCTTTCTTTATCGGCATAAGCGTCAGGACCAACATCCATAACAAACAATACAGGGGTTAAAACTTCCTCGTACTGTTGTGTTTGGGCTGATTTAATCAAGCCGCTGTCATACTCTTCTTCAACTTGTGGAACCATACATAAAATATGGTAGCCAGCAGCTTTTGGAAGTTGTGTTGCTTTATCTTCGACTTTCTCTGGGAGTTTGGATAAATTCCCTAAAGCGTCACTAATGATAATTTCACTCATCTGATTCCTCTAGTTTTTGCACGCGGTCTTTTATTAAATCCACAGCAAGGGCAAGACCACGGATAATCCCTGTTGTGTTTCGATACTCTTCTAAATTCTGGCAATTGCCTGCGGCAACGGATTGTGCTCTAGCCTCTATGAGCTTTTCAAGCTCACTCACTAGGTAGTCATACTCGGTCACTATTTAGTTTCCTTTTTATTTTGTTGTTTATTCGATGTTACTTGCTGATTAACATGGTCTTTAGTTTGTTTTTTGTCTTCATGCCCTTGTTGCATTTGAGCCATTAGCGCTTGCATACCAAGTTCTCCACCCTTTTGAAGACTCTGAGCTTTAAGCTTAGCTTGGTTCATACCAGACTGGGCAACAATTTGGCCGGCAGCAATTTTAGCTTGTGACTGGATACGCTCTTGTTCAATCTGCATTTGTTGCTGTTTAATCTGGAAATCCTGTTGGTCTTTCTGAGATTTGCGTTGTTGCTCTTGCGCTTTAAGTTGTAACTCTTGCATCTGCATCTGAATGATTGGGTCTTGGGCTTGCTGCTGAGCCTGTTGCTGCTTAGCCTGCATCTGACTCTGAGCCAATAGTTTCTGTGCTGCTTGGGCAATTAATGGAGCCATTTGAGCTTCTTGCTCTGGAGTCATATTGACATCTTCTTCCTCATACCCATCGCCCATTTTTTGAGCAGGTAAATTTGTGCCCATTTGTTGTTCAATATTAATGCGGTATTGGAACCCAATATGTTCATTTACGTGGGCCATCATTGCTGATTGTAGTTGTGGTGCTAATGGGTTGTTTGCCAAAAGTTGTAAAATTTTAGGGTCTTGCATAGCAGCCATGTGAACAGCAATATGAGCCTCGTGGTCTTGATAAGAGAAAGCCTTAACTGGTTTCATCATTAGAACATTTTGATTTTCAGTTACTGGGTCTGCAGGTTTCTGGTCATCGGCCATTGGTACAAGCTTTTGGGCGTTTTTAATGCCTAATACTTCAATCATTTGACGATGTAAGAGCGGCAAGTTGTATAACTGCGGGGCCTGCTGAGCCAATTGAAGAACTGCTTGGTATTGAACAATCTTTTGCGCCATTGTACTTGCATTGGGGTCAGATACCGGCAATACTTCCACGTCGTCATAGTCGCCTTTTTTCGCTGCTGGCGAACCCTCTTCTGGGTCATACTCATAGTCCTCGTCTGTGTAATCGGCAATAATGGTTTTAAGCAGTTTAAACTCTACCTTCATTGAGTAATGTAGACGAGCTTGGATTGCAGACATTACTTTAAGAGTACGCTCAAGGATAGCCAAGGTAGTTCCAACAGGCGCATTACCGCCCATGTCGGATACTTGAAGGTCCCCAGCAGATACAAAAGAACGACCTTCTTGTACGATTGTGTTAAAAAGTCCCATAAGAGTCTGGCTAGGTTCTTTGTACGGCAGCAACATAATGTTGTCTTTGATTGTGCCAGATGGAACATCTACATCTCTAAACTCTCCGGGGCTAATTGGGGTGTCGTCTCCTTTAACCCGTAAGCCTCTTGCTTTGAGGCCGCCCGGTAAATTGCTGAGTGTCCCCGCGTCGACAAGTTGGCGAATAATAGTAGTAGCGCTACGAGCGTAGCCTCCAATAAGATGTATAAGCCCATATCCATAAAATCCAAATCCTGGTACGTATTGATAGTGCACAAAGTGATTGCGCTTCAATTTCAAAATATCATCTTTGTACCAGTTGCGACGAATCGCTAGCACCTTAGCGGTGCTCTTTTCGAGGGTAATGATGTAAGGTAGTGCAATTCCTGCCTCATCTTCGAACCCAGGTAGGTCATAATCCACACAAATTTCTAAAATACGGAAACGATTATCAGTAGTAGCAGAAAAACCTTGTTCTTCAGCTTTGCGTTTCTCAATGTCATCCATTACATTTGTTGGTTCACCTAACTCTATATCGCGCCAAAATTCAGCTGCCTGGAGTTTCTTAACGTCGTTCTTGGTTTTGCGCATCTGATGTGTAATGCGTTCAG